TAATAGGCGAACTTGTAAATGATGCGCTCGCTTCCATCGGGACTAGGGACAGTCACACTCACGGGTAGGTACCCGTGCATGGTGTAGGCATAACCGCGCCGCTCACCCGGGAACTGTGCGTCAAAAAAGTTGCGCAGGTTATGAGGCTTGGAGTCATCGGTTGTTTCATCGTGTCGCACACGGGACCACCGCCCGCTAGGGGTACGGTATTCAGTCCAACGGGTAACGGTTGCATGTGTTGTGTCTCGCATTTTTGTTGCTCTTTCTGTGTTGTATGTGGTTACTTGAGGTGCTTAGCGAACTGATTAAGCGCTTCAAGTAGGTTATGTGCTTCCTTGTATTCGGACGGCGATAGACCAAGACGGCCTGTTTCCACTGCAACAGTGAGTTTAATCGCAAAGTGGAACGCATCGTCAAAAACTTCCGTGCGCTTGGATTCGACTGCCTTAGCGCGCTCAATTTCGCCTAGCGCTGTCCTTAGGGCAATTTCGCGGCCCTCAACAGCGCCTATCATTTCGGCGTCACCTTGGTTGAGAATTGCGTCAGTCTCAATTTCTGCGAGACGCTTCAGCGTCTCATAATCACAAGCAAACGAACGAATCATTGTTCTAACCTTCCGGTCAATTGGGTTGTTGGTTGTGTTCAAAAATTGGTGAGCCGGTTAGGAATTGAACCTAACCACCGCGCGGGATGCGCAGCCCATTCTAGCGGCCCCTAACGTATGCGCCGCGCCTATTGTTGTGACCTAACCAACAGCTTCAGCGCCTTGCATCGTAGCCGACACGGGCGATTAGCTTACCTGCTAAGTAAGCCGTTAGGGCTTGCACCCTAACCCCGTGCTTAATTTAGTTTACAAAGATCATTCGGACCAAGGTACTTTGCCGTTACTTTGCGTTTCGCGTTTCGCGGGGTTTCCCTTGCCGATAACTAAAGATTAGCAGGGCGCTAGTTGGCTGTCAACTTGATAATGTGTGTTGTGCGTCACATGCTGGTGCTAGTGGGTAGGCGACAGTGGGAATAAGGAAACGCGCGTAATAGCACCTTGGTTGCCGGTTGTCAATAGCTAGGGGTGTGTCGTTGGTCATACTGTGGGTAAGTTAGGTAAGCCTAACAAAGTTTGCGCCGGCGTGATTAAAAGTTAGGTAAGGCTAAGTATGTGGGAGGGGCCGTGTAAAGACAACGACAGGGCACTAGACATCTCACAATGTGGATAGTTTTTGTGTTCGTGTTGACTTTGGGGGGATAGTATGTTACTCGCATTGGTTTTTGGTGGTTTTAGGGTGGTTAGGGAGGGTTGGTAGGTGGGTGTGAGAGTGTGAGACGTTGTTTAAGGGGTTTAGAGAGCGTTTTAAGGGCATTAGGGGGGTGTAGGGGTATGTGGGTAGCCTAGAGGGGGTGATAGGCCGTGAGAGGGGCCGTAGCGTAAATGTTAGGACAATTGAATATGGGTAGGTATGCATATTATGCAGAGGGTTGCATAATATGCATTTCCTCGCGCGCGTACGCAGCTACGCAGACGAAATTGAAATAAATAAATATAATAAATAAATATATTAATAATAATAGATAATAGTCTAGTATAGTAATATATACACGTATATAGATTCTTGATTATACAATCGATTTCCGCGTTTTAGTTCTTATGCACTGGGGTGTATTGTGTGTAATAACTTTGCCTTGTGTGTTGATTTTTGAGGGGGGGATTACACGAGGCGAAATTAGCGGGCCGTTGGTTGTGTTGGTTGCAGTTGTTGCTAGTTCGTTGCAGATGCTTGGTAGGTTGCAGGTTGTGGGTTGTGTGACGCTTGGCACATGTGTGGTGTAGGGCACATAGGGAGCGGTTAGTTTAGTTAGGGTGGCCTAAGTTTTGTTAATTGACCTCCGGTTGGTTTTTGTATATGTTGGGCGTGACGCGGGTCACAAAATTGGGTATGGGTCTGGGTCCGGGTATGCATATCGGGATATGGGGCCGTTGGTGGGTTGCAGAGTAGGAACTCACTTGACAGGTAGGTAAAACGAGGGCAAAAATAAGCAACTAAAAAATCAAATGCTTAGTAAGTGTAAAGCTGGAGGGGGTGTCATACCCCCGTGTGTATTTCTTCCCACTTGGGGATAATAAGGTGGGTTAAATCACACCCTACCATCTTGACTTCTACCCTCCCACTCTCCTATACTTAAACCATCAACGAAAGGAGAAAACAAATGATTACTTCACGAGAGCACTACACAGGCAGACTGTTCACAATCACAGACCCCATCGACCTGTCGTCCAAGCCTGGTGTCGTCCTTGCCTCCGTAGCACACTACGAGACTAACTACATGTCGATCCCTGGCGATAAGTGGGTGTCGAGCAGGGGTGATGTCCTCACGTGTGAGCAGCTTTTTGATGCGCTCTCTAAGCGCGACAACACCGACACCAAGATGGTTTGGCTGTCTGATTACGACTTCCAGGGCATGTACGAGACGGACCTTACCACACAGTACGCACGGATGGGACGGATTGTCGAAGAACAGGAGGTGCCGGTCTACGACCCACATCTTGATGTCTTCACTAACCGCCCTTATGCCACCCTACTGAAGACCGGCACTGTCGTTTACTTTAAGGGCATTAAGCACTTCTTCTGTGCCGAGTTTGGTCTTCCACTGCTGGAAGGCTCGTGGGTGGATGAGGAAGGCTCGTGCCGTGCGACAGCTGAGTTCCTGTTCTACGTCCTGAACGAAGACGAGGCGATCACACTTGTCAACATTTAACGAACTATATGACGCTTACGACGAGCTAGTGGCGAAGATTTGTGGCGCGCCAATCCTGGTTTAAGAAACCGACAAGCCTGTGAGACCACTTGAATACGCAATGGTTCTCTACCACGGCACTGTCGTCCAGTTTGATGAGCACACCTGGCTGTTTTCTCTCTCATCAGAGGATAACTTGCTGGACGGCTTCTGGACTAACGAGGTTGGCGAAAGGCTGAGCCTGTTGTCCTTCCTAATGAATGTTCACAACAGTTGCGCATACTGCCGTGTCGTCCACTTTCCGTGGCAGTAATACCAATGAGCAAAGGAGAAAACAAATGACAGACAAGGTATTTAAGCTGAGCGACAAGTACGCGAACCTGCTGATCGAGGTCTGGGAAACCAAGATCAAGGTTGTAGATGACTCACGCCATAACCCACGCGTCACAATATTCTACGGCGACCTTCTTGAACCCAGCACGATGGTCTACTTCAAGAGCCGACAGTGGTTCTACTCGAAGCCCTATGGTGTTGGTGTGCTGCACGGGATGTGGACAAACTCGGATGGAGAAGCAAAGAGCGTGTACGACTTCCTCACTGACATCATTGGCTTCGAACGACCTGTCGAAGTTGTCTTTGACCCCCGACACTTTACCCCGAAAGGAACGATCTGATGACCGATAACAACAACATTAAGAAGATGATTGGCGATGCTGTCGAAGAGTTCCGTAAGAAGCTCGAAAAGGAGTTCAAGGAACCTGAGCTGACAGGCACACAGTTTGAGTGCATCGACAACAACGGCGAACTGTATATTGCGGACGCTGAAGAGTTTATGACAGGAACACTTATCATCGTTGACGATTGGGAGGTGTTTCGTGTCCTAGAGGCTTTCGATCAGAAGCCGTGGATTACGTACGTTGGAGAGGCATACACTCACTCACAGTTCGCTGAACTTATGTGTGAGCAGTTTGTCAAGCCGAAGATCATTCACGTGGGGTTGTGACGTAGATGATACCTGGTATTATTCACTGTTTCCTGGCTCTTCTGTGGGCCGGTGCAGGGTTTATACTCGGCTACTGTCGGCATGATTGCCGAGACATCCTCAGTAGGCCCGTGTCGTTCCTGCTGGGACTCGCTACCTTTTGCGCGCTAGTTGAGTGCATCTTGCTCATGGGTATTGGTGTCGCATTGATTGCGGGGTACCGCTAATGAAGAAACGTACGACACGGCTACGCTTGTTTACACCTAGCGGGTGGGAGTTCTATTGCGACAGCCTTTACGAGTTCACTGCTGGCACTGTTCTGCATGTGAAGGGTACTCTTTGGATGATAGTTCGTAATGACAGCCAATGGGGCGCAGTAAGCGAAGAGAACAAATTCATAACGCTGCTTCGTTTGGAACGCCTTATCCATGCGGAAGGTTTCGGGGTTGCCGTTTGTATACCTGAAGATTATGACAACTAACAACAAGGAAGGAATTAACAATGAACATTGAAGAAACGCTGTCCAAGTGGGGCGAACTGCACGATAAGTACGAAGCAGCTTATCAAGCGTACAGGACGCTTCAAGTAGAGATGTGGACTGTTCTCTACGACAACGAGGAACCATTCGAGCTGGTGTATCTCAATGGTGAACATACTGGAATCAAGATTAAGACACCGGATGACGTGGCAGACATTATTACCGGGTGTGTGATTGCTATTGGTGGTGCAGAGTGGTTCCGTGCTGATGGTTACTGGCTGAGCTGCTACGACACCAAAAAGGACGATCACGAGATGTTTGTCCGCATCATGCGTAACCGTGAGCATGTCCACCTGATTCATAAGAGTTACTAATGGTTAAACTAACAAAGACCGGGGTGGGGTTTGAGTTCTCACCAGAAGGTATCGCTGCACTTTGCACTGATGTGACTTCCTATTCCCGCAAAATGCTTTTTAATGCCTTGAAACGTGCTTGGGACGAATCGGAGACTTTCGAGGTTGAACTTGAGATTCCAGTGTGGTAAAAGCCCTACACTTACTTTTTGAGGGTTAAGGTTGACCCTTCTGATAAATCATTTACTATTGAAAGGAGACTGCCATAATGCTAGTGACAGTTGATACTGAATATATTGATCTGGTTCACAACACGGAAGTTCTTGAAGCTGCTTTGGGTGAAACACCTTATGATGTCGCTGATTCATTGGTGGCCTCTATAGAGTGACCCACTTCACACTCAACTAGTGTTGCACGATCTCTTGTTGCTGTGCTAGACTGCTCAGTACCAGTTGATGGATCTCTGATCCGATAAAACCCCTGTGCTTGGCTTGAGGTACAGGGGTTTTATTTTGCCTTCACAATGATGTGGTACACGTCACGTGGTTAGTTGTTGACAGGTTGCAGACGAGTGGATTAGCATAAATACATCGGCAGCGAAGAAAGGAGAAACAAATGGATAAGGGTGAGCTTGCAATTATTCAGGAGCTTAGCGCTCTTGCACATATGCGATGGAGAAAGAGCTGTGAGCAGCAATATCCAGATGAGCCGCCTAGACCTGATTTGGGTTGGCATAAGATGGTGACTCTTATTGATACTCTGGTCGCCTTAAAGGAAAGTGAATGGGCTATGTAATGGCAACATTTGGACATTCTCTGCTTCAAGAGATTTTTAATATCGCAACCAGTGAATACAGCAATAACCCAACTAATATGAGCTGGTTCACTGTAAAGGGATACGCTGAAGCACTACTTTCATTGGAGGTAGACTAATGATTACTGGACTTGAAGGTACTGTGTTTGATACCGACGAGCCTCCCTTTGTTAGCATCAGCGCTGACGTGATGCTTGACGGTGACGAACACTGCGTCAACATTTACTGGTACCCAGAAACAGACGAAGTGTTTGTTGAGAGGCAGGACTGATGCGAGCACGGACCACTAAAGATTGCTACTGCTATACCTGTGATAGGGAGTTTAACTATCTTGGTATTGCGAGCCATAGGGCTTCGCATCGACGTAAGCGCGAAGATTGTGTCATCGAGTTTACGTACGGCAACATTGGACATTGGAAGTACTCTGAACTAGAAGAAGGAGAAGAATAATGATCAGTGGTGAGCTGCAATTCGTAAAGGCTATTTACTCAATTGCTAAGAGGCAGTACAACGACAGTTTTGAACCATTGCACCCTTGCGAGCGACCTGGCGAGAGGGTAGACCCTAATTGGCTCAAGGTGAAGTCGTACGCTGAAGCATTGATCGAACTCAGTAAGGAGGAAAATAATGAGTAACAAGACATTTATCGCCACCTATGATGAGATATGCGAGGGGTACAAAAAGCTGCACAACATGATTCTTGACGACATTAGGGTGCTTTTTATTAGTGGTCTTGGTCAGCGTGAGATTGGAACCGTGGCAGACTGCCGTGATTTCAATGCAATCACAGCAAAAGGTAGTGTGCTCATCACCCGTGATCGAGGGGCCTTCCTGAAGATCAGTGACCAGCATTGGGTGACGGCTGATCGACTTGATGCTGAGGGTATCCGACATGATGTTGACCTTATCCGTATGCTGGCCGACTATGACGGCATGGCTACGCTGATTGACCCAGGTGTCCAAGAGTGAACGTCGAGTCAATCAACACCCCAGACGATCTCGAAGCCATGCCTGTCGGTACCATGTTTGGTTCCTCGATTGGGTACTATGTGCGTTCTTCTAATGGCTGGTGCTCACTGATTCTTGAAGAGTTCTATCCCAGTAGCCAGCTGTTCAACTATCTTCCTGTCGGTATGGTGCCGGGTACTCGACAGGTGCAGGTCTACTTCCGACCTGACAAGTGACACACAACACACTGTATGGAGTTGACAGCTCAGAAACGGTGACTCTATACTAAACACATAACTGAATAGCCTCTAGGGTCTGTTATTCAACTACAACAGTCGCTTCACCAACCTAGGGGCACCACCCCTTGTGGCGAAATGGCATACGCAGCGCACTCAAAATGCGCCGCCCGCACGGGCATGTGAGTTCGACTCTCACCGAGGGGACCACCGAGCACCGGACGATGCTGGATGATTAGGTGTATAAACCTGCCGCTCTGATCAAGCGGCCGTGCCGGTTGCCGTGACGGGGGTCACGTGCGGGGTAGCACCCTAGGGCTGACAATTTTTGTGTGATGGTTTTTGTTTCGTCAGTCAACAGCACCCCTTCTAACGGAATGTAGCGCAGTAGGTAGCGCACCTGGTTTGGGACCAGGGGGCCGTGAGTTCGAGTCTCACCATTCCGACGTTGCATACGCGTGTGTAACACCTAGTTCCCAGGTGTCCTCCGGGACTACCTGGGTTTATCCCAGATAGTGTAATGGCAGCATGGCAGGTTTTGGCCCTGTCGGACTAGGTTCGAGTCCTAGTCTGGGAGCGCTTGACGATGAGGTTGCTCGATAGCACAAAGTGTCACGACCAAGACACCCCCATCGAACGGTTGGGTCACCCTGGTCAGGTGGCAAGCTGCTTAGTGTTAGGGGTTCAGCACGCTGAGTAAGATTCAGAGGGGCAGGTTCGAGTCCTGTAGCAGCACGACAGAAAGGAGAAACAAAATGAAGCTACGTCTTACTAACTTCGACTCAAACACCTACGAGGACACCAATGGTTCTTGTGAGTATTGTATGACCACTGGAATGTACGATCACCCCCGGTACACGTTCACCGATAGCTACGGCGGCGAGCATGTTGTTGAAGGTTGGTGGTCTGAATGGGGTTTCCTGTACTCATACGATGTTAACGTGCCTGTGTTCGCAACCTGGCTTCACACTGCTGAGTTCAAGGAACTTGTTGGACTTTCCGAAGAGTTGGAGCACCCATCAGATGAGCGCTTCTGGGAGGAGTTTCTAACCAGGGTTCTTCAGTGTGCACAGTATTGCAGCAATGAGGAAGAACTCAATGAAGAACTCGACTGGGCGTTGAAGGGAGAAACCAATGTTGAATGATGAACAGTTTGACGAGCTTGCCGATAAGCTGCTGAAGGTGTTCGCCCCGAAGCTGGGTGTCGAACTTGAGGAAGAAAAGCCTAAGTCTGCCACTGTAGTCCGAGACAAGGACGGCGAAGAATATGATCTCGAACAGTGCGCTATCGGGCCTTGTGTGATCACAGCAGAGGGTAGCTACTTCCTCCATGTTGAAGAAGGCATCCCTGGTAATGATGATTACAAGGAATACTGGATAACTACTTGGTGCGATAAGTTCAGTAGTAAGGAGCTAGCAACCATCCTTACGGAACTGGGAGGGGACTTCGATGTCATCTAGGACTGATACACTGTCCTCGTAACAACAACGACAACCAAGGAGTAACCATGAGCATTGTCGATCTCGCAGTCAAGCTCGGTAAGGCTTTCGAGGGTGCTTACTCGTCCGTTATCAAGAATGACGAGATGAAGACCACCATCACCCAGGAGGCCCGTACGGGTGTCTACACGATCACCACCCAGGACGGTGAGCTGATTGCTCTTCTCGACCAGGGCATTGTCGAGAAGCAGGCGATTACGATGGTGAAGCCTCATACTTATGGTGTCGTCTCGCCCGGTGTCTACACCGTTCCCGGTCATAAGATGCAGGAGATTCTTGAGAATCGTCCGATGGATTATCTGTGATTGACGACCTGAGACAGCGCGCCTCTGATCTCAGGATTAAGTAACTGAAGGGTTCGTCCTTTCGGGTACTGGCCTTTCACGCGGGTTCAAAATGCGTGAGGACTCATCCCCCTATCGACTAACACTCGGTAGGGGGATGATACTATGTGTGGGTAGAGTCACACATTCATTAGTTGTAACCAGCCTGGTCTGTCAGCTACACTAAATGTTGTCAGACAGGACAACAACGAAAGGACCAACCAGCATGAAGAAGTTTCTTGCGACGACTGGTGTCGCACTACTGATGATTACTGCGGCTGCTGCTACTGCCAATGCTGCCGACAACACCGAGATCAAGGCCGAGGTCACGAAGGCCACGTCCTCGTCTCGACAGACCTCTTCTGAGATCAACGTCGGCGGTACCTGGGCCGTGGGGAAGCTGGCTGTCGGCCAGCAGTTCACTGTTTCGACCGTGCCGAACGAGGGCAAGGCCCCGTTCACGTGGGCGGCATCTTTCCCGTTCACGTTGGACGACGGCACCAAGATCGGTGAGTGTTCTGCCAACGAGGCGACACTGACCTGCACGGTCAAGGAAGTGCCGGACGCTTACAAGGATAAGACGGATGTTACTGGCACTTGGTGGGCCAAGGCACGGCTTCAGGGTGGTGCGATTGGCACCACCGAGGGTACGATCACGCTGAACGGTAAGGCCGTGAAGACGCTCGTCTGGGGCGACAAGGATGGTACGGGAACCTGCTCGAACGATTGTTCTGCCCCGGCCCATTATGAATACGCAAACCCAGAGAACGTAAAGTTCGGCTGGTCCAATGCAGACGGCACTATTAGCTGGGGCATTAAGTGGATTGCCAACGGCGGTGTCGAATATACTGTCAAGGACTTTGACGCGAAGCTGGGTACGACCGTGAAGTGCGCGAAGTCCGACACGTGGAACCCGGATACAACCGAGACCATCACTGCCACTCAGGTGGACCCGAACACGATCAAGTTCACCGCGCCTGAAGGCTCAAAGACGTGTGTCACGTACCCGCCTGAGCATACTGTCGTTCCTGAAGGTCAGACCTCTGCGACCAACCGTGCTGAGGTGAATGGCATGAAGCTAGAGGCTACGGCGACGGTTAAGAGCAATGGTGGTACTAATGGTGATGGTTCTGTGAAGCCGACTCCTGCCCCTGCTCCTAGTGTCACGCCTGAGCCTACGCCTACTCCGTCTGAAGACCCGAAGCCTGAGCCGTCTCCGTCTACCCCTGCACCCGCTCCGTCTGCGGAACCGACCCCCGCTCCTGCGCCTTCTACGCCTGCTCCTAAGCCTTCTGATGAGCCGCAGTCTGCACCGTCTCCGACCCCTGAGCCGCGTGTGACGACTTCTCCGGTGCCTACGCCCTTGCCTGAGACCCCGAAGGCTGATGTGCAGCCCACCGTTGCGCCCGCTCCTGAAGCCAAGCTCGCTAAGACGGGTGCTGCCTCTGAAGGTATCGTGATCGCGCTTGTTACGGTCATTGCTGGTATCGCTGCCTGTGTCGTCGCGTGGCGTGCCGGTCGATTTGGCAACGACCACATCTGAGTGCTACACTGAGAGCACCTTCCTAACGGGGTAAAGCGCCAGTGCTTTCGAGTGCTGGCGCTTTGCCTTACCCACAAAGCTAAGTGATACTCGTCACATCAGTTTAGCTTGTACTCCGTACAAAAACGTATTAACATAGACTGCGTAGAAAGGAGGACACATGACAGACCCTAGTAAGGTTGTGGAAACGTGGCTCAAGAAAGTTGGCCGCACTAGCTTTAGTTACTCCGATAGAGTCATTCACCAACCGGAAAGCGTCAAAAAGTTCAATCCGGTTAAGTTAGACTCGACAGTAGAAAAGCTCATCGACAGCATCTACAGGTGGTGTGATGGTGAGATAAAGACAAAGCCGCGATTCAATGATGTCGTCATCTGCCTGAGCCAGTACGTAAGCCGGAACAACAACTACGCGAACAAGCTCGTTCCACACGTACCAGCCCTTGATGACCTTAACTTCATCTGGGATAAAGAATCACGTATTGCTGTGACAAGCGGCGACCCAGTAACATACATGGGCATTAACCGTGAACTCATCAACAAGTGGTATAAACACTATAAAGACCTAGAAACTGACTTCGGACAACTAGCTGACGAAGTTATCTCAGACTGTGTTGTAGCACCAAGCACATTGAAGTTTGCTAAAGCTGCTGCACTCATGGTTGTACTCAACGAAAGGAGAAAGTGATGCGACCACAACGACAGCACCACAACGATGCTGGTTTCGACCTGTCCACGAAGATGCCTGTCCTCATCTACCCAGGTGAGGTTATCTACGTGGCGACAGGCTACTACCCTGATAAGCACGACATTCCTGATGGGTCTGTCGGCCTCGTCTTTGCACGCTCGTCACTGAGCAAGAAGGGCCTTCTACTCGCTAACGGTGTCGGTGTCATCGACGCTGGCTACGAGGGTGAAGTTCTCGTTCCACTGTGGAACATGAGCAAGGACACCCCTGTCGTGCTGGAAGAGCATGAGCGTATCGCTCAGATTGTTATTGTCAAGCTAGAGGTCACCTCTGCTCTCTACGCACAGCCACCCGTCCAGGCCGGTGAGCGTGGCGAAGGTGGCTTTGGTTCCACCGGAAAGGTCAATTGAGAATGATTACCGTTTACTCCAAGCCCAACTGCCCGCAGTGTACTGCAACGTACCGCAAGCTGAAGGCGCTGGGACTACCCTTCAATAGCATCGACGTGACGGAAGATGCTGATTCGCTGGCATTTATCCGCGCACTGGGTTATCAGCAGGCACCTGTCGTTGTCGTGCGTGAAGGCGCGCAAATTAAGGAACACTGGTCTGGGTTCCGACCCGACCTCTTGAAGAAGTATGAGGTGAAAGAATGAAAATTACCGACCCTGTGAAGCTCGAAGAAGCGCGCGCCCGTATGGCTAAGGCTCGTGCGTCTCGTGGACCTGAAAAGTACCCCAAGGATGTCGAAACACGGCTTGAGTTTGTCCGACAGCTCGTGATTAAGCAGTTCAAGGACGTTGGCCTGTCAATTACAAACGATGGAAAACTGCTCGGAGGGTCTTCTGCGCAGTATTACCGCTCTAAGTTGGTGAACGGTAGCCTGACGATCAAGGACATGATCTTGCTGGGTGACTACATGCCTGTTGACTGGACTCTTATCTTCAAGTCTATCCGACAGCCGAAGGACGTTCTGCGTCCAATGGATGAAGAGGCGGCAACTATCAACATGGAGTTTGTGGAGCCGGGGGATAACCCGTTTGCTGACTATTTCGTTGATGTGGATGGTGTGTGATGGAGCCTTCGTTGCGTGATTTTGCTGCGGGCCTCACGGACATCCCTAAGTTCGGTTCGACAAAGCTCGTTCGTTTCCTCCGACGTGAAGGTTTCTTGAAGAAGGGGCGCTATATTAGCGAACCGACTGAAAAGGCCAAGGGCTTGCTCGATGTGCGCCGTGTCTACACTGATGAGGGTAACTCGTATCGGCAGGTGTTCGTCACTGAAGAGGGTGTCCGGGCGTTCACTGATATGATTAAGGCTGAGTACGAGGACTTCGGTCCTTGGGAGATTAGGAGCAATTATCGTGATTAGTTGGACTGACCTTACTGCTGACTACAACCTGTGGATTCCTAACTTTGATACAGGGCGTGGTGGTAATGCCATCGACCGCATCATCATCCACCACAACGCTGGCAAGGCCATGTCACACCAAGGCGTGTACGGTGCCTTCAGCAACAACGGTACGTCTGCGCACTACAACGTGGACATTGACGGCTCGGTTGCTCAGTTCGTTCACGACTGGGATACTGCGTGGCACTGCCCAGGCGTGAACAAGCTGTCGATTGGTATCGAGCACGCGAACTCGACGGGCGCTGAGGGTGGCTGGGATGTCGGTGAGACCACCATCGACGCGGGTGCGCACCTGACTGCTGCTCTGTGTCGTGCGTATGGTCTGGGCCGTCCGCAGTGGCGAGTCAATGTGTTCCCCCACAGCGACTTCTACTCCACGATGTGCCCAGCATCGTTGCGTGATACGTATGCAAACGAGTACATCGGGAAGGCCCAGCAGTATTACGACAACCTTGACGCTGACCTGTCTGCTAAGGAAGGCTGGGTGTCGCAGAATGGTGGATGGTGGTACCGCACTGAAGACGGTGGCTACGAGACTGGCTGGTTCCCCGTGGGCGATAAATGGTTCTATGCCAACGAGAAGGGCTGGTTGCAGTTCGGTTGGCAGCACGTCGATGGTCACTGGTATTTCCTGCATGATGTCCACGATGGGCGTTACGGTGAGATGGAGACCGGCTGGGTGAAGGTCGGTGAGCACTGGTTCTATCTGAACGACAAGGGCCAGATGCAGACCGGCTGGGTGCTCGACAAGGGCAAGTGGTACTTCCTTGAGGAAAACGGCGCTATGCGTACCGGCTGGCTGTCGTACAACGGCAACGACTACTTCCTCACCGAGACGGGCGCTATGGCTGTCGGCCTGTGCCAGACGCGACTTGATGGTGCTTGCTCGATTTTCGGTGAAGACGGCAAGCTGCTTGTCGGCAAGATGGTTGTCGAACAGGACGCTGACGGCATCGTGAAGCTGGTAGAATCTAAGTAACTTCGATTTAGGAGGAACGAGGATATGGCTAACGAAGTCCTGACTGTTGACCGCACAAAGTGGTACCTGTTGACCCCTGAGCGTCGCAAGGCACTGTACGCAGTGTTTGCGGCTATCGGAATGGTTGGTGTCGCTTACGGTGGTTGGACCGCTGAGAACTGGGAGCAGTGGTCTCAGGTGATCGAACGAGTCCTGTCTGTGATCGGTTTCCTTATCGCAACCGTTCATACTGGTGGTGTCTATACGGCACCTTCGTATGGCACTCCTGACGCTGAGTGACATAACAATTGAAAACCCCCTTGCTGGTGTCAGTGAGGGGGTTTTCGCTATAATGGCCTCATGAAGAAGTTGCTGAGATCAATGAGCGAGCCGAGGTCGGTAACTGCCGTGATGGTAGTTATCTACACAGCTATCGCAATTACGGGTATTGGGTTCTTGACGAGTGCTGTGGAACTTCCGTGGGTTGTTATTCTCGCGGGTGTACTTATGCTCGTCTCTGGTGTTTTGGGCGCGCCTTCAGCATGGTTGGGTTCCTGGTGGTTGGAAGGCCCCGCTGCGCTTGTCGCTGTCGTGGGCATCATGTTGGTGTCAATTAACGAGTTTGTGCTGACCACGGCACATGTTCGCTGGCCGCTCCATGTTATTATTTTGTCAGTAATCATTGCATTGTTCTTCTTGGGGCGTGCTCTGCGTGTGTGGCCATACTCGTATCGGCCTGGGGTTCTGCCGAAGAGCAAGCTAGAGAAGGCTGAGGAACGGTACCATCAGACAAGGCAGGAATACTTGTCAACCGTTAGTGAGTAACAAGGAGTTAGAGTATGAACACGGCATTGGTGGGCCTCGTTTGCTCTGCCGTAACCCTTGTTATCAAGGCTATTGTTGATCTGTGCATTGATCGTTACAAGAAGGCTCAAGAGATTCAAGAAGCTCGTGATGATCTTGAAGCTGATTTGCGTACGCAAGCGTTCCTGTGGAAGGAGCACGCTTATGCGGTGCGTGTTGCGGCTGTTCAGGCCGGTGTGAAGGTAGAAGACTTGCCTTCCGTTCCAAAGGAGGACTAATGCTAATCGCCTGGTTTTTAGTTGGTCTCGCCGCTGGCTTAATTGCCAGTGCTGCTTGTACTTACGTGTACTTGGACAACAAGTTTCAGAAGGCTGTGAAGGAGGTGCTTGGTGGTATCCAAGACGAACTCGCGCGATTTGCTGACGAGTGATGACCCGGAGCTGCGCGGCAAGCGCGACATGGCTTTGTCGCTAATGAAGCGTGGCACTGAGCGAAACAAAATAGCCCAGGCGACGGGCTTCACGTCTGAAGAACTGTTCGTCATTGAGCAGTCGTACTACGACAGCCGACAGGAGTTGTCGCCTCGCAATATGCGCATCAAGCAGCTTGATCGTCTTGATGCGCTTGTTGACATGGCCTACAGCCAGATCGAGATGTTTGGTCTGGCTGACGAGAAGGGTAACTGGGGCCAGAATCTTCAGGCTGTTCTTGCTGTTCTGCGTGAAATCTCCGAGGTTGCGAACCTGAAGCGTCAGACGGTGACTCACGAGATTCGTGTGATCGAAGAGAAGCAAGTGAACATCATGATGTCGTTCACTAATCAAGTGCTCGAAGAGTACACGGCACTCATGTATCCGCACCTGTCGGCTAAGGCTAAGAAGGCTTTGGAGACGAACAAGGCTGACTGGTTCTCTCAAGCTGTGTCGAAACCTGCGGCTCTTCTTGAGGCGACTGTGGAAGTTGAGGGTGACTGATGCTGCCTTTCGGTGCTGTCGCTAAGAAGTTTTCTGATGCCCAGCGTCTTGAAGTGTGGCGTAATAACCCTGCCAAGTGGGCTGAGGACCACGGCCTGTTCATGTGGTCTAAGCAGCGTGAAGTTTCACAGTCTGTAGTCGATCACCAGAAAACCCTTGTGGTTACTGGCAATGGCGTGGGAAAATCACGTTTGTCAGCTACCCTTGTCAACTGGTGGGTAGACACTCATCCTGTCGATGATACGACAGTCGTCACGACGGCGACAAACTGGAAACAGGTCCGCAACGTCCTGTGGAAAGAAATACCCCGTGTCAAGGCTGACGCTGGCATTGGTGGCAAGGTTAACGCCGATGCAACGTGGAAGATGGGAGATCGACAAGACCCTATCGCTTTCGGTATGAAGCCGGACGATAAGGACGAGTCGGGCTTTCAGGGTGTCCACGACCAGTACGTCTTAGTGATTATGGATGAGGCTGGCGGTATCTCCAAGGAAATCTTCACCGCTGCGGACGCAATCACGACAAATAAGTACGCTCGCATCTTGGCTATCGCTAACCCTAACGACCCGTCGTGTTACATGGCCGAGGTTTACAAGCGGGAAATGCGCCTGAAGCCAGAAGAGCGCTCCTGGAACATCATCCAGTTCGGTGCATATGACACACCTAATTTCACGGGTGAAGTCGTACCTATCGAGGTTGCGACTCGTCTTGTGCAGGTTGACTGGGTTGAGGCACGTAAGAAGGAATGGGGCGAGGATGACCCTCGTTTCGTGGCGCGTGTCCTCGGTGAGTTCCCCGACGTGTCCGATGATGGTTTGTTCAACATGGGCCGCGTCATGCAGTCGATGGAGGCATACGACACTTCTGAGCCTGATGAGGGGATGCCGATTGTTCTCGGTGTTGACGTTGCCCGTTATGGTTCCGACAGCTCAGTGATCGTATCTAACCAAGGTGGGTACATCCGTATTCATGGGCGTTACCAGGGATTGAATGGTCCTGAGCTGGCTCGTAAGGTTGGTGAGCTGGCAGTCGAACTCGGGGCTGTCGAGATTCGTATTGACGCTATTGGTGTCGGCGCATCCGTTCTCGACAGTATCTACAACTTCGTGCCTGCTGACATTTCTGTCATTGGTATTCACGGTAACGCAAAGTCTGGGGATAGCACGAAGTGGTACAACTATCGTGCTGCTATGTACGATCAGTTCGCTAAGGCTGTCGCTGATGGTCGTGTCTTCCTGCCGGATGATGATGAGCTGCATAACGAGATTGCTTCGATTAAGTACGAGTATCGTGGGTCAGCAATGCTTATCGAATCGAAGGAGAATATGCGTAAGCGTGGCATTAAGTCGCCTGACGTTCTTGATGCTGTCATTTATGCGTACCAGAATATTGGGGCGATTATGGCTGGTGATTCGGAAGGTCAGTATTATTCGCCGGATGATCTGCTTGAAGAAGATGACCTCTTGGACTCCATGTTCGAGGAAGAGTTGTCTGTATTTTTAGCATGATAGGATAATTTACATGAAGTATGAGCAGACATTTCAAGAAGCGCTGGGTGCGTTTTCTGATTCCCTAGCGCGTCTCAAGCGTGAAGATGTGGGCTGGTTGCCTTTGTCTGCTGTCGAAGGCCCTGATTCTCTGATTACTCTTGACGTGATTAGAGACCATTCGGCCCGTGCGCGTCGTTTGGCTACTCTTAACCCTATTGTGAAGCGTGGCCTGGTTGTGCGTAACGCGTACATGTGGGGCGACCCTGTTGTCTACAAGGGTTCTACTGGTCCTTCTCGTAAGGTAATCGAAGAGAACACGAAGGCTTGTTTCAGTGTGCAGGCGCGTGTTCGTGATGAGCAGTCTTTCAACACGGACGGTTGCGTCATCTACTTGATCGACAAGGCAACGAAGACTGTTACACCTGTTCCGTTGATGCGCCTTGCGGGTGTGGCAACTGATGACGCGACGGGTGATGTCGTTGCTGTGCTCATTAACCCCGTCGTGAGTGGCGAGCCTCAGTGGTACATGCTGTGGGACCGAGTGGGCGTGAAGATCACCAAGTCTAACTACAAGGTGAACAAGCGTTTGACTGCCGTGTACGCGACAGTGAACCGTCTTGCTGCTGAACAGTACGGCAAGCCTGATCTCATGAGTGCTATGTCGTATGCGCAGAAGTACAAGGAACATCTTGAGGTCGCGCACCTCATGGAGAAGTCCTTGGCAAAGCTGGCCTTTAAGGCGACGAGCGTTAACTCTAAGCAGCAGCAAGCTGTTCAGCAGCGTATGGCTGGTCCGGGTGTCGGTGCCACGGCGAACATTGGGGCTGGGCAGGACATTCAGGCGATCAACAAGGCCGGTGCAGGTATTGATTTCTCGGCTGGTACGCCTCTTGCGGCTATGGTGTCGGCCGCTCTCGACATCCCCTTGTCGGTGTTGCTGACTGATGGTTCTGCGGGTGGACGACAGGGCGCTGAGACTGCGCTGGAAGACCCGACGTTTAAGGCGTTGGAGTTGCGTCGTCAACTGCATATCGACATGTTGAATGAGATTACGCTGGCTCTCGGCATTAAGGTGTCGATTGAGTACGGTTCGATCAACAATGACCAGACGCACCGCCGTATTCAGTCTTTGACGCTCGCGTATCAGAATGGTGCTTTGCATCAGATTGAGATGCGTTCGGGTGTGTTGCAGCTCTTGAAGATTGCTGGTTCTTTGCCGTTGGAAGACTTGCCTGCCCTACCCGATGAGGGTGAGAATGAGGATGAGGGCGAGGAAGATTCGACAACGACAAAGAGTGATGATGCTGAAGACGGGCGCGCAACGGGTGTTGGGCCAATGTCTGATGGAACGAACGACAACCGGGATAGGGGGACTGATGCTTAAGTTGCATGAGTCAACTGCGGCTGTCGGTACTGAGTCTCTTGGTGAGGGTAAGTACCGCATCCGTATTATCGTGCCGGGCCAGGGTTCGAGTGGTATTTACACTGCTGAGAACTTGGCTGAGTCTGCGCCTTTGTTTAAGGCGGGCACGGAAATGTTTATCGACCACCCAACCGAGACTGAGGAATGGGAGCGCCCGGAGCGTTCTATTCGTGATTATGCTGGCGTGTTTTTGGAAGACGCGACGGTTGGTGAGGATGGGGCACTCTACACTGTGTGTAAGGTGTTTTCTGGGGTGAATGATCTAATCAAGGATAAGTGGGAGCATATTGGTGTTTCCATTAATGCTTGGTGCAACGAGCCAATTGCGGAAACAGGTGTTGTTCCTGTTTTTGCTGGCGTTAGGTCGGTTGACTTTGTTACCGCGCCTGGTGCGGGTGGTGGCATTGTTGATCTGCTAGAATCAAATAGGAACAACTCTATTACTAAGGAGGGAACTGTGGACGAAAAGCTGCTTGAGTCCAAGTTCGATGAGCTGAAGGGTGAGTTTGCTTCTCTTATTGAAGCTCTCGGCTCTAAGCTGGAATCTGCTGTGGCTTCTCTTCAGGAGGCCAAGGTGGAGGAACCTGCTGAGAAGGTCGAAGAGGCATCTGTCGATGTCGATTCCGTCCTTGAGGCCGGTAAGAAGATTGCCGAGTCGGGTCTGCCCGAGGTGGCTGTCGCCCGTGTTCGTGAGGCTGTGAAGAATGGTGCGGATGTCGAGTCCGCTCTTGAGGCCGAGCGCGCGTATCTCAAGGAGGCTACGGTCTCTACCGCTACCCCTGTTGTCGAAAAGAATGACAACACCTACGGAAAGATTGGTTGGTGAGCATAATGGCGGTTCAGCCTATTAGTGTTCCTGTTGTCAACGACAACCAGATTTTTGAGTACTCGAAGACTCTCTCCCTTCCTGTTGATGCCCAGCAGGCCCACCTTAACCCAGGCGACGTTGTTGTCATTAACAAGGATAACGGCATTGCTGGTATCCTTCAGTCGAAGGTTCGCCTTAAGACTACCGGCGTTACTGTGGACTCGACACCTCTTGCTGATGTTCTCACGGCCCCTACCTACGGGTTGAACGGCCCTGGCTACGCCTCTGTGCGTATCGCTGGTGGTGTGTTTGAGCTGGTCGGCAAGTCTGCTGCTGATGCTAAGGCCGGTGCGCCTGTGTATGCGAAGGCTGCGACGGGCCGTGGCACCAAGCCGGAGATTACGACCGTTAAGGCTGGTGCTGATGTTGTTATCGGCTGGCTGAAGGAGCCGCTTGCTGCGTCTGCCAACCCCCAGAAGATGCAGGTCGTTCTTGCACCTGCTAAGAACGCCTGATAGGAGGCAACTAAAGTGCGTTTCAAGAACCAGGAAGAGTTCAACGTCCAGTTGGGTGAGGCCCTTGCAGGCGACCGTCTCGCGCAGGCGCGCCTGAAGGAGGCTGTCACCTCTGATCAGCTGGCACCTATGTTCGTGAAGGCCGCGAACGTTCGTTTCCAGGAGTATTTTGATGCTCATGAGACGATTTGGGACAAGATTGCGACGAAGGAGCTGTTGACGGACTTCCGTCCTGCTTCGCTTCTGTCGCTGAAGCCTGACGCTACTACGGCTCCTATCGACAATGGTGGCTATCAGCACCCTGTGGGCACGCTGCCTCATGTGCCTGAGTTGACTCCTTACCCGACCATGTCCTACAGTGCCGATGGTGCGTTTATCACGACTGCCAAGCACGGTGCTCGCATCCAGTTCAGCTTCGAGTCGTTTATTAATGACGAGTGGAACGTAATTAGTCGTTTCCCGAAGGATGCTGCTGCTCTTGCTGCGCGTACTGAGGACTTGCTGGTCCTCCTTCAGCTGTTCGACCCTGCTAAGAAGACTCTGCGCGGTGACGTGTTTAACGGTACCAACAAGACTGAGTTTAGTGTCGATGGTCTGCCTAGTGAGGTCACTGGCGGCGCTTCCGGCCTTGGTACCGCTGGTAAGAATAGCGAACTGTCGTTTGATGCGATTGTTGCTGCCCGGTTCCAGGCACTTGCTACCCTGCGTGACGGTCACTCGACTTATGTTCCCGAGGGTTTCGTGCTGGTCACTAACCCCGCTCTCGCTGAGGTTGCTAAGGGCTACACTCAGATTAACGAGATTCGTGTTCAGAACGGCAAGCGCACTGAGATCAAGGGCAACCCTCTGAAGGACTTGGAGGTCGTTACTTCTGATCTGATTTCTGTTGTTGGTGGCGAGAAGGCGTGGGTTCTTCTTCCGAAGGGTGGTCGTGCCAATGGTAAGACTGTCCTTGCGAAGACTGGTATGCTTGGTCGTGAGGCCCCAGAGCTTCGTATCCACAACAAGACTGGTCAGATGATCGGTGGCGGCGACGTTAATCCTTATGAGGGTTCGTTCGACAACGATGATGTCGAAGTCCGTATCCGACAGATCGCTGGTGCGGGTATCGTCCGCTACGATGGTGTCATCGGTTCGACTGGTTATCCGACAATCTGATCAGTTAGCTGATTAAGTAAGACCCCTGTGGCCCCTTTGGTCACGGGGGTCTTGCTATACTGGTTTCATGAGTGATATTGATTTTTCTTCGCCTATTGGGCAGGTGCGCGTTCTTATTCCTGATTTGCGTAAGTTGGAGGACTTGCGTGATTTGAGGAACGAGCCTCGCTACTTGTTTACTGATGAAGAAATTGGTGCGCTTCTCGCTGTTAACGGTGGTAACGTGAAGCTGGCTGCTGCTGATGCGTGTGACGCTATTGGCATGGATAAGGCTTTGCAGCTGCTTGTCTTGAAAACTGACGACAAGCAGACGGACGGCGCTAAGCTGCTGGCTGCGATTGTCGGACGTGCTCGTCAGTTGCGTGCTCAAGCGAAGGAAGATGAAGTAAACAACCTTTGCTTTGATGTTGTGCAGCCAACGTTTGAGCCTGTGGATTGGGCGGTGAACTTCTAGTGGGCTTGTCGATTGACCCGAATATCCACCCTTTGTTCATGTATGCCTCGTATTATCCGTTGCAGTTGTTGGCTAATACGAAGGTGAGCATTTTCAAGGAGCCGGATACGGTGGCGTATGACTGGTCTGATGAGGCTGGTTTGTCGCTTGAGTATAACAATCCTGTGTGGAAGGGTTGGGCGAACATTACACCTAACGTTGACTGGCGTGCTCGTAACCGTGAATGGGCTGGTACAGTCACAGGTGTTCATGCGTATCGTGTGCAGCTTTTGCATATCGACAAGAACGAGGTTTTTTCACGTGATTTGTGGGGCAACCCGGATGCGCGTGTGTCGTTTGCTGAGGGTATGCGCGTCCAGGTAGAGGAAATGCCGACCGACGCTCGTGTTGCGGGGTTGAAGCTGGTTGTGCGTAACGCTCAGGTTGATACGCTGAACTGGCAGGTGACTCTTTTGTGTGACGTGGCGACTGGGGAGACTGCTAATGGCTAGAACGAAAAAGACTGTCCGGTATGATGGTCGTGTTGCTGGCATTAAGGTGACTGTTGATACCGACAGGTATGGTGTCGCTGCTAAGGCGAAGAAGAAGATTATTGATGCTGCTTGGAAGAAGGTTGATGCTGCTGCTAAGGCTGCTGCTGTCGCTTCTACTGAGTATGGGCGCGCTTTGATTGCGGCAGACCCGCGTCGTGTTGATACTGGTTATATGCGTGATGCTTTCCGTGTTGATGCTTCTAAGGGCGGTAAGGTCGTGGAGATTGGTTGGCATCGTTGGGACCGTGCTAAGCCATATTATGCGTGGCAGGAGAACGGCACGTACAGTCAGCGCACTTCTGGTTATTTGCGTTCTGGTTTGCGTGGTAAGCCTACGGGCGGCGACAAGGGGAAGGGTATTACCCCGGCTAAGTATTTGCCTCGTGTGACGGCTGTGTTCCGTGAAGAGTTCTATGGGAGGCTGAAGTGACTGATAGGACCTTGGAGTTTGACGAGGCTTGTCTGGCTCTTTTGCGCACGATTAAGGATGTTGAGGTTTTCGACTCTTTTTCGCGTGATACGAAGGTGCCTCTTTATATTGTGTATCACGGCAGCGCTGAGATCAATCGTCAGTTGGACGAGTATGTGTCGTTGGGTGGTCACACTATGGATGTGTACGAGCATCCTTTCACGGTGGACGTGTACGCTGTGAATAAGAAACTTCTCAATCGGCTTGTGTCGGTTGTGAAAGAGAAGCTCATTGGCGCTGTGTTGGTTGAAGGGTCTAATGGGGTGAATATCGCTGCGTCTGTTGGTACTGATAGCGATTACGATTCCACGTTGCGGCCTACGGTTTATCAGCACAGTATGAGTTTTTATGTCAATTTGGACAGAGGGGAATAGTATGCGCGTGCGCAACAAGTACACTGGTATTGTGTGCGAGAAGTCAGAAGCAGAGCTGTCTGTCTTTTCCGACATGTATGAGCTTGTCGATGACGAGACACCTCTGACGCAACCTCCGTGTTGTGGTGCAGATGATACCATTGAAGACGACAATACTACTGATCAGGAGGACTGATTATGCCTAAGATGCTGTCTCCGAACACCACTATTTGGTGGGTTCCGGCTGATGCCATTACTAACGTTGCTGACCTGTTTAAGGCTGCTACCTACACGGGTGGTACGCCGAAGGCGGTTGACATTTCGTGTGCTATCGCGGCGGGTATGACGCTCGGTGCGACGGACTCTGACACGGACGACTCGCGCACCATTTGCGATTCGGGTAACGCGAAGACCCCGACTATCGCTAACTACGAGGCTTCGCTCACATTCTTCCGTGAGGCTATCGCGGCTGGTCAGAAGGCGGCGGGTAACGTCTCCGTCTACGATAAGGCTTTCCAGTTGTTCAAGCGTGGCACGCTTGATGGTATCAAGGAAGGCTACCTGGTCCAGCGTATTGGTTTCCGACAGGGCACTGCTGTCGAGGCCGGTATGGAGCTGTCGGCCTTCAAGGTCGTGCCGGACAACCCGAAGGACGAGCTGGGTGACGGCGATAAGCCGATCCAGTTCACCGTCCCGTTCTTGCCTCAAGGCTATATGGAACTGAACAAGGCTGTCACTGCCTGATCAGTTCTGCTAGAATACCCCTGTGCCTCCGAGGTGCGGGGGTATTCTCATATCTGATTGGAGTAGACATCATGGCTTTTGAGTTGTCTAAGATTATCTCGTCCATCAAGCCTACGGTCAAGGCTATTGACGTGCCGCTGAACACTGAGAACGCGGAGCGTTTCGCTCAACTTGTCGAGGTGGCTAATACCGCACAGTTGGTCGAGGCCCCTCTGTCTCGTTCGATCACTGACACTTCCCCGGGTGTCGAGCTGCAAGAAGAGCTTGAGGCGCTTCGTAAGGAGACGATTACTCTTCGTCTGCGTGCGCTGTCGAACAAGGAACTTAATGTCCTGAAGCGTAATGTCTGGGAAGACAAGTTCTTCTCCACAAAGAACAAGAGTGCTGAGGAAAAGGCAATCATTGAAGTCGAGCGTGAAGACCGGCTGATGGAATACGTCGTTGCCCGCGCTTGTGTTGAGATCATCGACAATGCTACAGGTGAGTCGAAGAATGGCCTGTCGGATGCCGAGGCTGCGGAGCTGCGTGGTCATCTGCCCGAGTTCCTGTGGGTGCAAATCTGCGCTACGTGGAAGGACGCGCAAGAGCTTGGAGCTGTGGTGGCTGAGGCGATTTCTGATCCTACGTTTCGTGGGGACGGAGCTGAGCAAGCCGGAGAACCAGTGGATGATTCTTCTACTGAAGACGGCGAGAGCGGAGAGTAAGCCGCCGACACTGTTTACGGGCGCTCATGGTATGTTTGCTCGCATGGTGCCTGTGTTTATTGGTGATGAGCTTGACTCTGAGCCGATAGATCAAACTGAATACACTAACTTGGATATTGCTTTGGCTGCTGGTTATCAATACTATCTTGATAGTTTGTGTAACAAGTGTGGTACACCGCTCTGGTATGGCCGTAGTGAGCATAGTGCGATTGAGTTCCATGTGGAGACTTCTACGTGTTATTCGTGTGCTGAGCTTGATCGACATCGAGAGCACGCGAAGGAAACCAAGCCGGGTGAAAGCACGTACACAGTGATGGGTACTGTTGAATACTCGGATGGTACGAAAGAGCCGTTGCCGTCGCCTCTTGAAGCGCTTGAGCAAGTTAGGTAGGAAAAGTCCCTGGTATCATTGAAGTGGTATTAGGGACTTTTCTTTTTAGGAGTTAAGGTGGCAGACGAGTCAATCAAGATCGACATTGACGTTAACGCTGCTGGGGCAGATAAGGCGGCGCAGAGCATTAGTGCTCTGGAAAAGCAGATTGGTTCGCTTCAGAGTGCTGTCGCTACGCTGAAGTCCCCGTCTGGGCGTGGTGGCACGATTCTTGATTCTTTGCAGCTTGACAGCTCGAAGGTTAAGAACCTGAAGGACTCTGCGACAGCACTGAAGTCTGTGGCCGATGCGCTTGGCTCGTTGAATAAGGCTGCTGGGGACGCGAGTAAGGCTGATCTGTCTGCGGGTGTCGATAGGGCAGTTTCCTCGTATCGACAGTTCATCCGTGAGACTCGCACGATGAACAACCTGAGTAAGGACCATATCGCTAAGCTGAGGGATACTGCCTCGGCTATGCGTGAGGTGGCTTCTGCGTCTAATGCTATGGCTGAGGCTGAGAATAAGGCGAAGAAGGCCCAGGCTCAGTTGAATCAGTCGCAGGCGCGTAAGACTGAGGCTCAGGCTGAAAAGCTGCGTGCGCAGGCTTCGGTGAAGCGTGAGGATAATGCTCTTCCGTTGCAGAAGCAGAAGGGTAAGGACGAGCGTAGCCTTGTGCGGGCGAAGGGCGCTGAGGCTACTCGTCTTGCTGAGATTCAAGCGCTCACCGCTTTGGAGCAGGCAGAGATCAGGGCTGCTGCAACGACGGCTTCTGCTGAGTCTAAGCGTGAAGCTGCTGTCGCTAGTGCGTCGGCGCGTATTGGTGCTGCTCGTGAGGCTGAAGCTGCTCGTACTGAGCGTGCTCGTATTCGTGAGGAAGAGCTGACTAAGCGTCAGGCTATTCGCTCGGATGCTAGTACCGCGCGCAATAACGCTCGCGTGAGTGAGAAGGCGATTGAGAACGTCCGTTATGCTGCACGTGACATGGCCGTGTACTACGGTGCTATCACGGCTGGTATTGGCCGTGTGGTGTCGTCGGCTGCTCAGGCTGGTATTGCGCAGGAGCGCGCATTTGCTGATGTGGAGCGTACCGCACAGGGTACGACACAGAGCTTGAATGAGCTGAAGAAGTCTTACACTGATCTGTCTACGACAACTACTACGTCGTTTGCTGATCTGTCGAAGATTGGTACGCTCGGCGCGCAGATGAACATTCCGACGAATAAGTTGAATGACTTTACGAAGGCTGTCGCTGAGTTCTCTACCGTGACAGGTATGGAAGTTGAGTCGGCTTCTACTGCGTTTGGTCGTTTCGGTGAGATGATGGGCAAGCTGCAAGAGTCAGCACCTGGTAAGGGTGACGGCTACGCGGTCTTGGCTAACCAGATTGCTGATCTTGGTGCGAAGTCGGTTGCGACTGAGCCTGAGATTGCGAACATGGCCGTGTCGATTGCTGCTCAGGGTAAGTCGGCTGGCTTCACCCAGAATGAGATTCTTGCTCTGTCGTCTACGCTGTCGTCGCTTGCTATTCCGAAGGAATGGGCGCGCGGCTCACTTCAGCGTATCTTCAACTCGATCAACTCTGCTGCTGCTGATGGTGGCGAGAAGATGCACACGTACGCTCAGGCTGTCGGTGTGACTGACGCTGAGTTCCAGAAGTTGTGGCGTGACGACCCGAACAAGGTGTTCCAGGGCATCTTGCAGAACCTTGCGGGTATTAACGACAAGGTTGAGAAGGCCCAGGCGATTAAGGACTTGGGCTTCAAGAACGTGCGTGACGTTGAATTGCTGTCCCGTATGTCGAACAGTGTCGGCTTGTATGTCGAACAGCTGAAGGAGGCCGAGGCAGCTTCTAAGGGCACGACGTTCATTGATGAGTCGATGGGCATCATCATGGACACTTTGGCGGCTAAGGTTGAGGCTTTCCAGCACGCCCTGCAGAACGCGGGCGCGGCCATGAACTCTAGCTTCATGGTTCCGTTCAAGCTGATTATCAGCGTTGCGACAGGTGTCGTTAATGCTTTCGCTAAGCTGCCAGCGCCTATTCAGGCGTTTGTGGGTGCGCTCGCGGCTGTGGCGACAGTGCGTGTGGGTCTTATGGCTGCGAAGGCTGCGGCTGTGTCGATGTCGGCTACGTATTTGCAGATGCAAAACCGCATGTTGCAGGCGACAGGCGCGCAGAAAGCCTCGTGGAGTGTCGTGTGGCAGGCTATTCGTCAGGCTCAGACGGCTACGGTCGCTTACGACAGTACGCTTGCGGCTAACGTGGGTACGGCTAATGCTGCGGCTGCGGCTAACCAGCGGCTTGCTGCTGCGGATAACATGGTGGCTGCTGCGGCTGGTAAGGCTGCGGCTGCTAAGGCTGCTCAGAATACGGCTCAGGTGGCTTCTGCGGGCGCGTCTGCGGCTGCTGCCGGGGCGCAGGTTGCGGCTGGCGCTGGTCAGGCTGTAGGTGCCTTGACTAAGCTGTCCTCTGTTGGCTCTGGCTTGCTGTCGATGTTCGGCGGGCCTTGGGGCCTTGCCATTTCCGGTATCTTGACTGCCGTGTCGGTCGGTGCTACTTATCTGGGTGACGCTTTCCAGGATGCGTCGGCTAAGGCTGACGAGTTTAAGAACGCTGTCGGTGGTTCTTCTGCGATTCTGAACGCTTTGGCTCAGGATACGAAGGAAGTCGGTAACGGCACGCAGTCTGGCTTTGTTGAGCTGAACGCTACGATTGAGCAGAATGGTGAAGTTCTGACTGCTAATGGTCAGGCGCTTGGCTACTATATTGATAAGTCTGGTCAGGTTGTTCAGGCTACGCACGAGCAGGCCGAGGCTATGGGTTTTTCGACCTTGAAGATTGGTGAGCATACTCAGGCGTTGATTATGGATGCCATTCAGGGTTCTGAGGCTTTCAAGGGCATGTCTAAGGAAACCAAGCAGGCTCTTGTCGATATGGGCTTCTCGTACGCTAAATACATCAAGCTGGCTACTACTTCCGAGTCTCAGGGTGGCGGCAAGGCTGCTGCTGATGCGTATATTGACGGCTATATTGCACAGATTAGGGCACGCTCTACTGAAGCTGCCCAAGCAGCTATTGATGAGAATGTTGGTGGTGGTGACTCTTCTGGCAGTATTTTGATTGCCACTAAGAAGTACGACGAGCAAGAGGCTGCTCTGCAAGGCTTGAAGTCAAACACTGAAGGTGTCGGCGGCGCAATGCGTGACGCTATGAATGATGCTGCTCTCTTCGCCCAGGAGGTCGAAGAGACCGGCGACGCGGCAGAGGGGGCCGGTCTGAAGATTGGTGACGCTAAGGGCGAGTTCCATAGCATGGCAGAGGCTATCCGCTCTGTCCTTGACGAGATGTTCTCTTCGACAGACGCGGCTGCTGCGCTCGATTCGTCGTTGCAACAGGTGTACGAGTCCATGCAGGAGCACGGCACGTCGATGGACCCGAACAGCCCAGACGGCCAAGCGAACATTGCTGCTATCTCGGATTACTTCGAGAAGATGGGCAATGCCGCTGCTGCCGGTATTGAAGAAATGGGTCTGACCGGCGAAGAAGCGTATCAGTACGCGCAGAACTCGATTCAGGACACGATTGACTTCCTTGCTGCGCAGGGTTTCGACATGAGCCAGTTCGAGCAGCAGCGAGACACTATGGCTGCAATTATCGCGCAACCGTACCAGTCTGGCGAGGTTGATCATAGTGCTACGGATGCGTCTCTTGGTCAGATGGTTGATAACGCAGCTCAGGCTGTATCGCAGGCTCAAGGGTTCCTTGGCAAGGTGCAGGCTATCTGGCAGTCGATTCAGGGCTACATGGGCGCTATCGGTGGCTCGAAGTCGAAGACTGGCAAGGGTTCGTACACTGCGGGTCAGAAGTCCAAGATTCGTATGCCAACGTTCGCTAACCGCAACAACGGTACGTCGGCGTTTAGTGGCAACAACTTCAAGGCTAAGCCGTCTCGTTCCGGTGGGGGTGGCGGTGGCCGTTCACCTCGTTCCGGTGGGGGTGGCGGTGCGTCTCGTGCTCGTAAGGAAACGAAGACCGCTGCTGAGATTTTCGAGGACTTCCTGTCGCGCTTGAAGTCGGCGCTCGACAAGGCGTTGTCTACGTGGTGGCGCTCGACGACTGCTCAGGACAATTACCGTAAGGGTCTTAACAGCCTGAAGAAGGATGTTGAGGGTACGACGAAGAAGGTTTCTGATCTTCGTAAGGAGAATGAGAAACTTGCGTCGGATATGCGTAAGAACCAGCAGGAGTTGCACGACGCTGAGTTCTTCCATGCTGTCGCTGTGAAGTACGGTGATACTGAGCGTGCGCAGTCTACTCAGGTTGATATTGACGAGGCTAAGCAGAAGATCAACGAGGGGCAGACGAAGATTGCGGACAATGACAAGGAGATTGCAACCCTCCAAGCCGGGCAGTTTGCTCTGAAGGGTTACACTGAGGCTGCTATTGCTAACCGTGAGGCTTTGCGGTCGTTGCAGTCTCAGATGATTGGTCTGATTGAGGCGTACGCTGCTGCTGGTCATTCGACTCAGGAGATCGAGGCGTACACGCAATCGCTGAAGCAGCAGTTTATCGACCAGGTTACTCAGCTCGGGTTCAACCAGGGTGAAGTTACTGAGTTGGCTGGGGCTTTCGACAGCTTGACTTCTACTATCGGTCAGGTTCCTCGTGAGGTGAAGGAGCATGTGACCGATAACGGTACTGTCGGTTCGACACAGGATGCTATTGATTCGCTGCACTCTAATGGTGTGACGGTTCCTGTTCAGCCAAGCCACAGTGAGCTTAATGTCAGGATTCGTTACCAGATTGATGAGGCATCCTACGCCGCCGCGCTTAATGCAGCGCGGATGAATCCGCTTGGTAGTCAGAATCGTACTGTTCGTACCCGTTCTGGTAGGAACATTGGAACTATCTACACGGGTGGTCTGCTGTCGAGTGCTAACTATCTGCCCGGTTTTGCGGGTGGTGGCTTGTTGCCTGGTCGTCCCCCGGCTAACCCGAAGGCCGACAACCTCATGGCTACGGACGGCAAGGGTATGTTCCGTGTCCGTAGTGGCGAGTATGTGATTAGCCAGCCTGCTGTCGATTTCTATGGCAAGGGTTTCATGAACGCGCTGAACACGATGCAGGTTCCGGTGTCGGCTGGTGGTGTTTACGCTATGGGTGGTAGCTCTGATCTTGTTACAATTAACCCAGCACAGTTTAATCAGTTGGTGAAGGCTGTTTCTACGGCTGTCGTCCTTGATGGTCGTGCCATTAGCCAGAGCATCGACAACGGCAATATGAGGACAGGTAATCGTGGTGTCTACTAGGGGTTGCGCAACCCGTGAGGTTTGTTTCGGTGTGGGGAACGACATTATTGAGTGGTTCCCCGCACCGGACGAGTCGCCTGTTTCGACTAATGTTCATTCGGGCGACTCGCAGCGCCTATTGAATGGTCTCGCCTACATGGGTGGTTCTGTGTATGGTGGTAGGCATTATGAGCTGTCGTGGTCATTCTTGAATCGTGAGCAGGCTAATACGTTCCGTGAGCTGTTTATGAACAGGACGGGCGAGTGGGTGACGTATCTGGACCCGTTCTCGATGAAGAACGTGTTGTCGCCTTTGATGGGTTTGCCATACTTGCATTACCATGTTGGTTCGCCGTTTGCTTTCAATGATTGGGGTAAGCAAGCACTGTTTCCTACGAAGGCTAACAATTCTCAGTCTGGGCATCCTGGTGTCGTGCTGAAGAGTGGTGTTCTTCAGATGAACAACAAGTTCCAGTCTACCGTTGATCGTCTGAATGGGCGGCAGGTGTCTTTGGCTTTGTCGAAGGTTGGAAGTTACACTGAGCGTGTTCTTGTACCTGAAGACCATAAGGGCGTGTTTTTGTCGTCTGGGCCGGAAGATGGTAAGAGTCCGTTTGCGTTTAATTTCCGTAAATTGACTGGTGTCTCTGACAACTTCACTATCAATAAGAATACGGTGCGCGCACTTGATCCCGGTTTGTGGGAGGTGTCGATTCTTCCGAGGTTTGAAGGTGGACTCGATTGGACTATGCTTCAGATCGTGCCCGAGGATACGCACATCGACACAGCAGTTAACCTGTATGATTATGCGTACCCTTCAGGTGGTGGGAATCTTCAGGTTGTTCCTGGGTCGGCTAGTGTCGTGACTGTCAATAACTATCGTGGTCATTACACAGCTTCGGTTACTTTGGAAGAGGTTTACTCGTGGTGATGCAGGCTATTGGCTTTACTAACAACAAGCTGACTGGTTGGTCTGTCGTTGAGGATGCTGTGTCTCTTGACCGTGATTCGACAACGGGTGGCTTCTCTGAGTATTCTCTTGAGGGTGCCGGATACGTTGAGGCTGCTGATGTGATGACGAAGGAGATTCGTCTCGACAGTCCTGTCTTTGGCCGTACTCACGCATTTGTCCGGTCAATTACGAACACCCCGTGGTCGTGGTCTGCGACGTTGAATGACCCGTTCTATCGTCTTGATGTGTCTGCTGAGGTTAAGCACCTTCAGGGTGTGACGATGGATAAGGTTATCGCGCAGGTGTTTAAGGCTGCGGGTGTCGAGTCTCCGAAGGTGTATGTTGCTAAGCCGACTGCTAATGAGCGTAATCCATTTATTGCACCTAAGACCACTATTGCGACTAAAACGTACGATTTTGTTGGCGGTAAGGGTAATTTGTGGACTATCCTCAAGAGCTTCTTGTCTGCTAACAATTATCAGATTACGTGGGTTTATGACACGATTGTGCTGTTTGAGAACCACACGGTCCTTACGAGGTTCCAAGGCTCTACTGTAGACTATTCGATTCAGTGGGTTATTGGTGAGCCTTTCTCACATATTGAGTGTACCTACTACCCTCCTGTAGTCCATGCCACGTCCTCGGACTACAAATCTGGCAATATTGGGGGTACTCGGCCTACTGTTCCAGGCGAAGATCGTATTAGTCTTATCCACCCGCAACCGTCTAACAACAAGACGACAGTGGAGTCTATTAAGGCTGCTGAGGTTTTGTCGGTAGAGTCCGGCGAGACTAAAGAGTTTGTGCTTGAGATTCAAGGGACGATTGATTACCTGTATTCTCAGCCTGAGTGCGTGATGCCTAACGAGGTTGGCACCGACTTCAACATTAGGACTCGCGCTAACAATCAGGTCTATTTCGCTCGTTCTGTGTATTCAGTCGTTGGTAAGGACAACAAGCCGATTACACCCGCGCAGTGGTATGCCGAGGGTGGTTCGCTCCATATCGAGAAAGGTGATGAGGCGAACCAGATCAAAGTGACTGTGACGGGCATGTCGAATGAGCGTCTAGCCCCTTACCGTATTGCCGAGTCGGACGGTCAGACTGACTACAGCACACTACGTATTTACGGGCACGCTTACCTGTGTGATCAGGAGACGTTGACGTTCTACACAGGCTACCCGTACAAGACGGATGCTGTGAAGATCGACAGCATGAACCTAACGACTAAGACCCAGGCGTTCGAGGCTTGTGTGTATAAGGCTCAGAGCGCGTTTGGCTATTCTGCTGAGATGGATTGGACTGGCACTGTTCCGATGCACGAGTCATACACGGATGTTGTATATGACTTCGAGCGTGAACCTGTGTACTTGTCCGATGTCGATGCTTTTACGGGAGCACCGTTGCCTGAGAAGGCTGCTGAGAAGTGGCCGAAAGGTACGACCATGAAGAAGATCATGGACGACTTGTTGGAGTTCACGAAGAACAAGCCTGTAGTGTCGAATCAACAGGTGTTCGGTCGTATTGCTGGGACGACAGCGGTGTATGACCACTTTACGTGGCATATCAAGTCAGCCTCGTATGATGAGTCGAGTGTGAAAGCCTCTTGTGAAGCGCTTACTCAGGTGTCGGATGTTGCTACAATATTCGATAGGCCACGGGTTGCGGATTATCCTCTTGAGGCTGGTATTACGCTTCGAGAGTTGACGTTGAAAGGAGTGACGCATAATGAAGCACAATCTGCCGACACCATCCCAGGCATGGGGAAGTGACATTGACAGGCGCGTAGCGTATCTTGAGAATGACATGACCTTGATGAAGAGCAAGGTTAGTAATTCTTATGATGCTGTTAGTGCCTTGACTTCGACACGTGCTGCTAATGGTGTTGCCCAGCCGTTCTACCATGAGTTGTTCATTGAACAGCCAGGTGCGAGGCCCGGTATTGGTGCGTATGAGGACTTGTGGACACTGCCCCTTGACTGGGGTTATTCTGGTTCGTTCATGCAGTTGTCAATCACAGGTTATCTCTACTTGCCAACGAAGGAGATTGACCTTTCTAACTACACGCACCCCCAGGCTGTCGTTGGTGTGCGCGATAACCAGATGCGTGAGCGAAAATTGGTTAGCCACGCTAACTCGATTTTCGAGCGTCAGAATAATTCGACTCGCTATGCCTTGTCTTGTTCGTTGTCGTTTACGATGGTTGTTGATTTCGATAACTTCCAGTATGGCTATGCGTTTATTGGATTTCAGGGGTTGCTTGGACAGCCTGGTTACATTGACAATTACAATGGGCGGGCACATTTGTCTGTCCAACTCTCGGGAGTGAGGTACTAACATGGGTACGATTAACGATCAGGGCATCTGGAATTACAGCGACAGCGATATTGTGCAGTCGTGGCCGGTGTTTATGAATCTCGGTTTCAACTCCGTATCGGATGTTGTGAAGGGTCTGCAAAAGGGCCGTGTCATTATTGCTAATAACGCGAGCGATTATGACACTAAGCTGGCCGCTATTCGTAAGGCTAGTGCTGGACAGTTCGATGTGTTGATTTACCGTAAGGACACTGGTGAGTTCCTTGTCAACACGAATGGACAGCTGACTAAGGTCAGCGGTGGCGACATCGAAGTCGATTACGTTAACGACAACCGCGCCTTTGGTACGTGGTACCGCTATGGTGTGAATGGCGCTAATGCGCAGATTAGCCAGAACATTATGCTGCCAAAGAAGGGTGTTTGGCTAATCACGCCACATATCACGATTTCTAATGACTCTACAGCCGGTGCGGTCAACGCGAACATCGACCTCTTCTGCTCTGTCGCAGGTGCCCCGCACAAGAACATCGGTGCTATGAATACGTACAACCAGCCAAGTTGTTTCTTGTTCACAGGTAGCCCTATCCCGTACTATGCCAACACACCTAACAAGAGCGTTGCGGTTGCTGTCAAGATCGCTTGTTCGACAGGCGCTAACGTCGGTTGGGGTGGCCTGGTAGTCGGTGCTGCGAAGATCGGTTGATGTGCTATACTAGTCGGTGACAATTATTCACCTCCGTGTGAGTGTTGTTGGGTGTGAGGCACAGAAAACCCCTCTGCTAGTTCTCCTTTCCTAGCAGAGGGGTTTTCGCTATCTAGGCCACCCGTTGTCGAGTGTCCACTTGTGTTTCAGCTCGTGAACAAGGTAGTACACGAGGTGTCGAAATGCGTCTCTCACATCGTTTGCGTCCTTGTAGTTCACGTCCTTACCTGTGAGCCACCACCCCAGGTTCTTCAGTGTCGCATCCTTGACAAGGCTCTTGGCTTGAGCCGGGGTCTGGTAGTGGATGTCATCGACAAACCAGTCAAGGATTGCGTTGACCTTCACTGGGGTAAGGTCTGCTGTGAACTTGTTGGAAGGTCGCAGGTCGAACTGTTCAGCAACGACAGTAGCCTGTGGGAACTCGTCAAGGTAGTGCTTGATGAGTTCTGCTGTCTCAATATGTGTCGCACAGATGAACTGCTCGAAGTGTAGAATCTCCACTTCTTCTTCAACACGCGCCACAACTAGACCTGTGTTAACACCTGGGTCAATTGCTATTACTGTCGTCATTTCTTTCCATCCCATCATCACTCAAGACGTTGTAGTTTGTTCCTGCATACTTGTTTCGTCCAGTCGGTGAAAGACCGCCGAATACACCTGAGCGCCACTTCTTACCATCCACAGGTGTTTCTTCTGCTTCTAGGCAATCTTTGAGGCATTGCTCTCGAATGGGGCATTGTGCGCAGAAGGATCTGACAACTTCGGTGTAGAGTGTTGAGTCGTAGAACCACTCTGTTGGTGCATTGATGCAGTGTGCCTGTTCGTAGATGTCTACACTCATACTTCCTCCCAGTTATTGCCAACCTCAGCTTCAGCAGCAAACGGCACGCGATCAAAGACTAGTGTCGCTGCCTTAGCCATTTCGCGCTCCATCATCCTGGAGCACTCTTCGATGGTTTCTTCCGGGCACTCAACGTAGGTAGCGTCATGGACGAGGCCAATCAGCTTAGCTCCGTACTTCCCTACTTGTTCGTTGATCTTGATTGCTGCATTGAGGCAGATGTCGTTTGCAGTGGACTGCGGAACAAAGGCGAGTGCTTCGTTCTGTGTCGAACTGTAGTTGTTGTCCGACACGAACAGAGGGTTGAAGGTGAGTCCGAACTTGGTTTTACGTTCGTTGTCCTCTTCCTTACGTCCGACGCTATGGCGTACTCGTGTCTGCCAGTCTCGAAGTCCTGGGTAGGCACCGAGGTATTGATCGACAACGTGCTGCGCAGTTTCAAATGGCTGTTCAAGAGCTGTCGCAATAGCGGCAACACCACGGCCATAGTTGAGGCCGTACACCACGCTCTTGACCAGTGCGCGCCTGTTCTTAGCAGTCTTTGGCTGTTCGTGCTTGAACGCCTCATATGCTTCGATTGTCGGGAACTCTTCAGGCCAGATTTTTGTCATCAGGTCATCGAAGAAGTCAGGCGCACCCGGCTGGAAGGCAGCAATCATGGCCTCGTCATCCGCAAGCTCTGCGACAGTACGCAGCTCTGCTTGAGAGTAGTCACATGAGATGATCTTGCACCCTGGCGCAGCGACAAGGGCACGCTTAATACCACTGTCGCGCCCCATCGTCTGAATCGCCGGACCCTTGGCCGACAGACGGCCAGTCTTCGCACCGTGAGGAAGGTAGTATGGGTGGATACGTCCATCCTCACCGACCTTACGTCGCACGTTGGCAATGAAGCTACCAATCACCTTAGCTGCGTAGCGGTAGGCAAGTAGCGCGTCGATGAACTCAGTCTCCTTGCCTTCGCGTCGCAGCTTTTTCAGGTGGTCTGAGTCGAAAGACGGGGAGGAAACACCCTTGGACTTGAAGTAGTCCTTGATCTGCTTAGGTGACTGCGGGTTGAAGTCGTCGCCTGCGTGCTTTTTCAAGACAGCAAGGTTCTCGTCACACTGACACTTATATTTTTCTTCCAGCTCATCGAGAGCATCGAGCGACACCGCAACACCGTTCATCTGCACGTCGTTCAGAACCTTCGTGACCTGCATACGGTAGCGGTAGTAGTAGTCGTACTTTCCGCTGTTCTTGAGCATCGGAAGGAAGTATTCGTACAGCTTGTGGGTCCACACAACATCTGCCAGGTTGTACTCATAGAGCTTTTCCCTGGGGATGTTCTCGAAGTATGCCCCACCCTTCAGGTACGACTTCGCATCCGAGTCCCAATCTTCAGCACGCAACCAGCGGCGAGCAAGAGGTTTCAACCCGTGCTCGCCCGCCAGGTTGTCGAGCACGAAGTGCATCAGCAGCGTGTCCTCATGATGGTACACACGGATACCGAGGCGTTTCGACAGGTAGGGCATATCGAACGTGCCATTGTGACAGACAACCGTACAGGTGTCGCACAGACGCTTGATAAGGTCTGCGGCCTTGTCGGTCTCGGCAAGCTCTTCAGGGATGACGACACCGAACTTGCCGTTCCACAGGGCAATCGACAAGATACGACCAGCAGCAAAAGTGTCTTCGTCAATGTCGCCTGCGGACTCGATGTCGAGAGCAATCAGTGTGCCAGGCTTGAACGTGATGTCCTCGCCCTGCCAGATCACCCAGTCCTTACCTTGCTTCAGACCAAGCTGCTCTGCACCCAGGTAGGCGTATTGCAATGCCTGAGCGAGGAACAGACCAGCCTGCGGATTAGTGACGATCTGCTTAGGTGAGAGTGTCTTGTATGCCTTGCCCTTGTAACCCTTGACAGTGCCGAGGGTGATCTTAATATCCTCGTCATTCACGTCGTCAGTGATTTCGACGTGCATTTCTGTCGAAAGGCCGGATACTACGAGTGCCCGCCTAAGAAGAATCTGTGCAAGAACAGGCAGCTTGTCACAGTCTTCAGTCAGAATCTTCATACCTGCCCTCCCGTATACTTAATGAATCGTTCGTTATTTGTCTTGCCCTTCACGACTTCTTGGATAACTCCACGCGCCTGGGCATATGTGATGATTTCCTTCAGTTCACGCATACCGCTGATTTCAGACTGGAACTTCAACATGAGTTTCGGAATCGAAACCATACCGTTGTCGGTGCGTGCAACGAAGTTAATGAGCTTATCAACCTTGTTACTGAAGTTAGAGTTCTTCACGTGGTGAATGAACACCTCGTTACTGGACAGCCAGATGGACGCAAGAGAGATAGCCTTGAGCATTTCGCGCATCGTCACAACGACAGTGCCCTTTGTTGTCGGCCCGTTATACATGGCAAGCAAGGCCGCGATACGCAACACCGAGAAGGTCATACGCTCAGTGCCGGGGAACAGCTCACGGCTGTTCAGCATGTGCCGCTCGGCAAGAACCTTGGCTTCTTCCGAGAACTCAATCCAGCGCTCAAACACACCCGTCTCGAACTCGATAGGGATACGGACTTCCTCGTTCTCCATGCGCTGCGCACGACGTGCGTTGAACGTAGTGTCGAACTTGCTTACAGACTTGATGAGGTTCGACAGCATGAAGTCACGCTGCTTGTCCTCAATACGGCCTGTCGATGCGCTCACGGTCACGAGCTTCACGTCCTGGGAGGACGTGATGTACTTGTCGCGGTCGTCAATGACGACAAGGCAGCGGGGCGTGAAGCCGGACTCCACCTTCTCGGTCGTCAGGTGCTTCGCGGCCTGGTCCAAAATGCCCGTCCCGTAAAACGTCATGTAGTACGGGGTGGCAGTCTGGTAGGCGACCTTGCCGCCCTTGTCTTTACGTGCAACAGCCGGAATGTAGCCGTCGTATGACTTGGTGAGGAATGGCATCATAGATGCCATATAACTACCCTTCTGGGCGGCGTGTGCGAAGAAGTCTTGAACCTCGTCAATAGCGAAGAGGCCGCTTTCTTTCGGCTTGGTGCGCAGATACGCAGACAATGCCTCGCCTGTCGAATCTTCCGGTGCAATGAAAGCATCTGGCCCCTTGCCGATACCGACAGCTACGTCTCGCATCATGGACTCAGCGAGGCGCAGAGACGTGGACTTTCGGGACTGGGTGGTACGGCCAAGAACCAGGAAGTACAAGTTCAATGGCATCTTCTGCACGTTGGTAGGCAGGAAGGCGTACTTGGCAAACATCGAAGAAAGAATGGCAAGAGCGCCCGCGTAGTGGAACTGCTTAGGGGCCATTGCCGACTTGGTTGATGCCCATGCTGCGAACTGATCGACAAAGAGGCCCATCGGTTCTTCTTCGCCCACGTGCAAGAAGTCCACGTCTTGAAGGGTGAGTTCGCGTGCTTCGCTCAGGAGGTACGAGGCACCGATACGGGTCGATGCTTCGAGATCGTTCTCTGTCGGCCCGCTGTGTTCTGCCTTCCAGCGTGCGTAGTCACGGTTGATCTGCTTCCACAGGTATCCGTCGCCGCGTCCGTCTGCCTCAAACTTGTTGAACTCGGTGGCACGCACAACGGCAAATGCTTCAACAATTGAACAACCTTCTTCCCAAAGGGCACACTGAAGGTGGTACATCTTCGAGCTACGATCTTCGTCATCGTTGAAGGTGTCGTCCGTAGCCAGGTCCGTGATGTAGCTACGGTTCACCATGCCCAACACCTCAAACATTGACGGGATATCGGTGGGGAAGTCTTCTTCCTCAATGCCCATACGTTCGACAGGCGCGTACTCGGCGGCGAACTCAGCAGCGGTGATAGCCTCGTCGTTAATGGTGAGAGTGATCCCCCAGGGCTTCACCTTCTTGAGGTTGTGCGTGAATGGGACGCGGAGCTTCTTGGACAGAGGCCAGCCTCGGTCCATGCCGTCGTTCTTGTGTGCTTCGTACAGTCCTCGTGAGAGGGCTTCAAGCATGTCGTTCGACAGGTCGTCTGCGTCGGTCAGCAGCCAGTATCCCTGCCAGTGCTTCTCACTGGTCTGAACAGTGATTGTCGGCTTGATCTTCAGCTTGTCGAGCGGACAGTCATCACCGTCTGCCCAGACGCACGCTGCCTTGGTCACGTTGTCTTTGGCTGCGTGCCTCGTGTTCGACAGGGCCGGGGGCTTGGTGTACAGGAATGGAGAGTAGTACACGTCCAGATCAGCGTTAGCCTCGGCGTATGCCACCATTTTGTCGAGTTGCGTGGGCAGCTCGAACCAGCGGAAGTTGGTGAGACCGCCCATAGGCCCCTTGAGGATGATTGGTGTCCAGCCTTCGCCCGCTGGGAGGACTGCTTGGAAGAACTCTTTGAGGTCCATTGCTCTCCTTTCTGCTTGTATATAGTACGGCGGGCCGCACCCAGTGTCAAGATGCGGCCCGCCTAGTGAAGATCAGAGTTCGATCCTAGATGCCTTAGACTTCTTCTTAGCCTTGGTCTCGTCCCACTCAACCTTCTTGACATCGTTGCTCTTGCGGACCTCACCGCCCGACTCGTACTCGCGGATGTCGAGTGTAACAGTAGCGGTCTTGCCAACAAGGTCAAGTGCGACCTTGTTGAAATACGCCTCATCACGGGCAGCGACATCATCCGGCCAGGTGTTGCCGGATGCCTCGCAGAACTTGGGCAGGTCCCAGTGAAGCCCGTTGTTGGTGACAATGGTGTACCACTGTCGAACTCGTCGTGCCGCGTGGTCGCCCTCGTTGACAACGTAGTCGATGGTAAACATCGGCTTGTCCTTCTTGTTAGCACCGAAGGTGCAGTCATCGACAGTCACCTTGTACTGGCCCTTGGGCAGCGGCTCAAAGGACATCGGGGCAGCAACTTCCATAGACATAAGTTCAGCGAGATTCATGATCAGTTCTCCTTCTTGTTGGTGTTGTATTCTTCAATGGTTTCGGGTAGCCAGCCAAGTGAGGCAGTCCGCTTGTGGGTAACGATAGCGTCAGGCTCGGGGAACTTCCCGTTGTTGATACGATACAGGATAGTCGTTCGTCCAACGCCTGTTCGCTGGGACGCTTCGTCAATCGACAGATACTTAGTCGTCATCATTCTCCTTGTCCGGCTTGGTGTCGCAATGCTCATGGACCCAACCCATGATCTTCTCCATTGTCGTGTTTCCAGACATGGACGGCATCGGGTCGAATCGCGTCTTTGTCAGCACTTCAGACGAAGACCGGACGGTCATGACCGTGACCAGCTCTTCATTGTCGTCGTCTCCCACGTCCTCCCACGTCATGCGGGAGATAATATCGAAGATTGCGGGCAGCTTCTTGAAGCTCTGCTTACCCTCAAACGACGGTCCAATCAGGGACATGCGTGACACATCGTTCACTTCGCGCGCTTCATGCGTGATGCAGATGATGTTCAGGCCCATGTCGAAACTGATCTTGTTGACCAGATCAATGATCTTCTCGTATGTAGCGTCCCACATGGCAAAGCTGTCATTGGGTTTCGTGCTCTTAAAATGGAACTTGATAAGCTCCTGAAGCCGGTCAACCGTGTCGATGACGATAGTCTTGAACGGCATGTCCTTCTTCTTGCTAATCTCGACAAGGAGTTCAGCAAACTTCTGGTAGGTTGCTGGCTGTACGACGAGCATGTTGTCCAGGTCGCCGTACTTAGCTGCGGGCACGGTGCCGCGCTCCAAGTCAATGTAGAGGACTGGTCCCAGCTCTTCGACCTTAGAGGCCGAAACTGCGAGCGAAGTCTTCCCAGTTCCCGACATGCCGTAAATCAGCATCTTGATCTTTGGGGTAGTGACACGGGGGTCAGACACTTCGATGTCGATTCCCTTGAGAAATGAATCAAACTTTCCCATTGTTTCTCCTTTCTGTTAGCGCTTGAACGTGCAGTAGTAGCAGCCAGGGTGGCTGTCGAGTTCTTCAAGGTTGTCCCGGTTATTAGTAGACCACTTGAAGATTTGATTAGCACGTTCAAGGACGTTGAGTGCGGCTTCTCGGTTGTACTTGAAGCACAACTCGTGAGTTGCCGTTGTGACAGATTCTATCGTAGCATCCCTGGGAAACAAAATCAGGGATGTGTGATTCACCTCATAGCCAGCGTTCTCCATACCCAGACCATACAACTGCATCTGGTAATAGTACTTTTTGAGTTGGCCTTCGGTTAACGAGTCCGAATAGAACTCAGGGTTGCGGTCATCATCGAGGAATGTTGCAGACGAGAAAGCCTTGATCTTCTTCTTCGACAAGACCTTGTAATCAACAACGTGTCCAGTAGACACGTCAAACCCATCAGCAGTGCCACGAATCTCCCCGTATCCTTCAATCTCACCGATAGTGACCCTTGTTTCCTTCAGGTAATCCTTGAGGCCAATCGTGTTCTCAAGGTACAAGTGGAAAGCCGTCCCAATCATCGGTGCGAGAGGGTGCGTCTTTTCCTCCTGGTGGACACCCAACAGCTTTTCAGCAAGACAACGCTCACAGAGGTCTCCCAGTTCAGACGGGCCAACCTTACGTTGCTTGTCACGCTCCGAGGGCTTCGTCAACTCCCTGATAATGTCATCGTAGATTTCACTCATTCTTTGCCCATTCCTTGTATTGCTCTTCCTTCATGACATGAAGGTTCCAAGCGTAATAATGGAGGTCATCTAGTGGCGATTCAATGAAAACCAGAAAGTCGCCTTCCTCAACAACCTTCCACATCTCACGTGTCCCGAAGAGTGGGATACACGAAGTGTGGCGCACGATCTTATTCGAGCCAGAATTAACCTCCCATCTCGTCCTACTCACCTTGTCTCGTTCAATGTCAGTAAACATGAACCCAGGTGGAACCTGAAGGACCAGTTTATTCTTCCCCACGATGGACTCCCTTCGACAGACCGCTCAAGAGAGCTGTCGCCTCGCTGGAATTGTTGTAGTCCCCCAGGTAGACAACCTCCACGATCTCAGGACAGGACGAGATAAGATGCGCGCACCCCTGGCACGGATAGTGAGTCACGTACAGCGTGTATTCGCTCCCATGTTCCTTCATCTGTCGAATCGCGTTACGTTCCGCGTGAACAGTGTTCACACAGTGGTTGTCTACAATCCGGTGCCCGCCTGTGTCGCACGGCTCAAGGCCGTGGGGTGTTTCGTTGAACGCGCGAGACACAACCTGTCCCGTTGCACGGTCAACGATCACACACCCCACATGTGCCCTGTCACAACGGGACTTAGCGGCCTCGTCCCGTGCTGCCTTAATGTACTCTCTCACTTGGAAAGAATCTCCCGCTGTTCATCGGTCAGGTTGTTTGCCCACAGGAGCACCTTACGGGCAAAGTCCGACAGGCCACCGTTATCATTCAGCAGTCCCGGAATAGCCTTCTTATGGTAATCACTGAAAGCGAAACGATCACCGTCCACGTACCGCAGCAGACGACACAGCACCGAGTTACGGGACACCACGTAGTTGCCGTCTGCGTCCTCAATAAGGCTCAGGAGCACGGTACCATTCAGACGGTCAGTGTAATAGTGGTGCTCACCAATCGAGAGATCGTCCCGGTCAAAGCCACACTCACCTGCAACAGGGTCGGTCCACATGATCGACAGGTCCAGCGGGCGCGCCGCCTTGATGTCGATCTGAGCCGAAGTCATCTCCCGCGCATTACACTTCAGATCGTCAACGGAAGGCACGACAAACACGCGGTTGTCGAACGGGTCCACGACAACCATCTCATCCTTTGCGGACCACCACTGAGCACACACGGTGCCCCTGTCGTTGATCAGCGCAAGCCGTCCGTTAGGCAGTGTACCCGTCCCCAGGACGGCACCGCTAGGCGCAGTGACCAGACCGTCTTTAATGTCAAGGTACTGTCGCTTGACGTAGCGGGTGGGAAGGTTCTCCCATCCAAAACCAAGCGGGGGTGCGTAAATGTCACGAATCGTTACGGGCAACTTCTTCTCCCTTTTCGTAGTAGTGGAACTCAATGACTGGAAGGTACTCTCGCTTCGTGTAGTCATAGTAGTTTTCGTGGTAGTAGTAGCGCGCATTGTCGAAGTAAATTGACACGGTGCGAGAGGTGTACGGCTCGTCCTCGTCCTCGTCCTCATCCCAGATAAACTGCCATACGCTTTGATTGTCCTGGAAACTCCTATTTTTCCTCTCACCGTTCAGCTTATCTAGGGTCACGTAAGCCGACCAGCCATGCTTAAGCAGATGGATGCACACGACGCTCCCGTCCGTGAACTTCAGCCAGGCATCCTTGTCGTTGAGCCAGTATTCTTCTACTGACTTCTTCAGGAGGTTTGCTACCGTCTTGTGGTTGAACTGAATAATCTCCATGACTCAGAACCACTTACTCGCCTTGTGGACCATAACAGCTGCCACAATAAGGGCAATGATCGTAATCACCATAACCACAGCGACATAGCCGACGAAGGCCCACACAACCCACATGAACGCAGACGGAAACCAGACCCCCGTCACGACAAACAGGATGCAGAAAATAAGGTAGATGGTCGTAGAAACGTCGAAGCTACGCTCAGTGTTGTTGTAAGACATGTTATGTCTCCCTTCAGTTGTTGGTTTGTTTTTCAGATAAGGCCGGATGCCTTGAGCTTGTCGAATCGTTCCTGCAAGCGTCCCAGAACACGATCATCTACTGTGTCAGTCGCCTGAATCAGGAAACGGTTAACAGCCGTAGTCTGTCCCTGTCGGTTGAGTCGTCCCGTCGCCTGTTCGTTAATCACAAGGCTGTTAGACTGGCTCAGCCATATCTCAGTATGGCAGACTCGCTGAAGTCCGTCAACCCCTTCTGACATGGCCTCGTGTTGTGCGACAATGACGCGCACGTCCCCGTTAATCATGGCATGGAAGTCACCACGAGACTTTCCAGAAACTTCAATAGCCTTGATACCGGCTTTCTTCAGACGGTACAGCGCCGCCTTAATGAATTTCTGGCTATGCACCCACACGACGACAGGTTCATCCTCTGGTAGGTCCGCAATAATATCCATCATTGCATCGAGCTTCGAGGACTTGCAGTCTTCCTTGTAATCGACAGCCCCGTCCTCGTTGAACGAGGGGACTCCCAGCGTCATCTGTCGCAGACGTAGGTCAAGTTCCATCGGGATCGACAGCGCGAGCGGGTATTCTCCCAGGAACGTGAGTGCTTTCTGTTCCAGATCGTCGTACGCCTTGCGTTGCGCGCGGGACAGTTCCACTTCCACGCGGTGAATGATCACGCCGGGCAGCTCTGGGTTAGCTTCAGCCTGTGAAACCTCGTGATAGGACGGCGCACCACGACGGACCATACCGGGCGAGCGCTCTCCCGAAAAGTCTTTCCCGTATGCGCTCCAAGGGTTGACTTCCACCTTGAAGAACTTTTCACAAAAGTCCCAGTAACCACCGTAGTGGTTAGGCCATAGGAACTTGAGCGCGGCCCAGATGTTGCAGGGCTTATTCCCAGCGGGCGTTGCCGACAGTGCGAGGCGGTAGCGCGCCTTAATGTGTCGTGCCACGTCAAAGTTGAGCGACGAGTGGTTGCACGCACGATGCCATTCATCGGCAATAACCATGCCAAACTCAATGCCGTAGAACGGCTTAGCCATACTCTTGAAGACGTACTTTTTCGCGCGCCCGTCCCAGCGCTTTTCCTTATTACGTGACCGCATAAGCTCCCAGGTAATAAAGTACACACCCGGCGTATTGTTTTCCAGATCGTCCCACACTGCAAGGGCAGTCTTAGTTTTCTTACCAGACAGCGTGCGCATGTCAATGCCCGCGAGTGTCTTCCAATGCGAGCGCCAACCACTCTCTGTACGGACAGGGGCGACAATGAGGATAATCTGTTCCCTGATATGCTCACCGAAAGCGTTAAGCGCGTTCCACACGCTCATTGCCGTCTTGCCCGTACCAAGGCCCGCGCCTACCAGGCCCGTGTACGGCGTTTTACTGTTCGCCAGTCCTTCCAGTACACGTTCCTGGTAGTGGCGCGGCTTGAATGTCATTTACTTAATCCTCCAATAAATCGTCTGTGTAACGTCTTCCATTCCAAGCCATAGCATTGCGTTGAAAACAACTTGGAACCCTAGGTTGTCGAATACTTCCTGAATGGCTTGGTTGATACTATCGTCCTCGTACTTAATAGGACCAAAGTAATCGTCCTTGCCAACGTAGGCATAGATGCACAGGTTCTGATCGTACAGTTCGACACAAACTTCGTATCCCTGTTCGCGCAGGTAGTTCTTTGTATCCGTGTCCCAGCGGATAGTAACCATATCAATAGCGTGGCGTACCTCCCACGCGCAAGCGTGATTGTACTCCCTAGTCAGTTCTTCAATATTAGGTTCCATGTCAGTCAAGCTCCCTCGCAATAATCGTGGCGTAGAACACACCGTCCCGGACAATGCCCTCCGCGTATTCCGTTTCGTACAGACTGTCCCTGTCAAACGTAGCGACAATATCCGTAGGCAGTTCGACAGCCGTGTCAGGTTGAACCACAAGCATTTCTTCAGCTTGAATCCACATAAACGTACCGTTCTGTGGGTGCTTGTCGTAGTCAACAAAACCAAACTCTTTGACCTTGTCGGTCAGCCACTCCCAGAACATCTCACTATTGTCCCAGTAATCCCACGCGTTGTAGTAGTCCTCCTCGCTATCCTTGGAGCGCGGGTAGTCCCCAATTTCACGCGCGCAGAACAGTTCGTCGAACGTATCACGTTCACATTCACGCCAACAGAAAACGCCGTCCAATACGTAATGTGCAAACATTTTGATCACTCACTTTCACTTTCGATATAAATTGACATGCCGTTAGGCAACTCTACTTCAGCGCCTACACCAAGGTTTTTGTGGATAATTTCAGCGGCGCGCATCTGTCGTACCGCTTCAAGCCACATGGTGCTATATTCTTGCAGTTCCTGTTCCTCAAGTGAACGGGCGATATTTTCAACCTGTTCGACAGTGACACTATCGCCCGTCCCGTAGTTCTCCCAATTCATCGGAACGTCGCGTACGTGTCACTCACAGTAGTAGCGGGCGACAGATCAATCGGAAGATCAAGCGCGGCAAGTTTGCGCGTATTCAACTTAGGCTTGTCATAAACCGACTCACGCACTGCCTTAGGCAGTTTCTTAAACGCGGGCAGTGCTTCTACAGCGGCGGCGTTGATAGTCTTTCGCACGGCGAACGTGACCTTAGTGTCTCCCACCTGAATCTTGTCCCCTGCGTTGAACTGTGCGCACAGTTCAGCCTTGAGTGCGTCTCGCGCTTCAGTCAGGGCCGCAATCTCGGCGTTGAGCTTGGTAATCTTGTTGACGAGGTTTTCAGTGTTCATTGTTGTTCTCACTTTCGTTGTTGTTGTTGTCAGTTGTAATCGTCTTGCCCGTGTACTAAGCCGTAATCCATACCAACCTCCCACGTCGGGATAACAAATGGTAGCGGCTTAGGCGCTACGGGTAGGGCCATTAAATCTTCCAGGTTAATTGTCATCCCTGTTGTCTTCCTGTTCGCGCTTGTAACAGTAGAAACCTACCTGGACAAGCATTGCCAGGAATAGGAACATATAGTAGATACTTCCAGCACCATTCACCATGTTAGTTTCTCCCACTTTCTCACATATAGTTTTCGGTGTAGTACTTGATAGCGTCTTCCTCGCAGTCGGCATAGATACCCGCCAGAGAGTCACCTGTAGTTTCGTCCGACACAACCCACACATACCCATCGGCCCAAAGACTGTATTCATGCACCCATGACTCGCAAGGGTTAACAGGAAACGTATCCTTGCGGAACGCGGCCGCAAACAGCCTAGAATCTAGTTGAGTATGCCAACCGACGTACACCCAGTAATCAGGGCAAAGAGCCGCCCATTCTTCCTGCGTAGGCGTACGCCCGTATTCCTCATGGAAGTTATCAAACTCCCACATTGCCGGGCAGTCCGTTTCGGCGGGGTGGTGCAAGATGCAACCATGCGGCCCTCCAATGACACACAGTGCATCGGCGCTATCTACCCATTCAGTAGGGCACTCAGCGTCAATATCATGAAACACTTGGAAAGTGTGTCCATCGTGTTCCCATTCATCGGGAACGGTGATAGTGTGCGCGAACTGTGTCTGAATCATTGTTTTCTTGCTTCCGCTTGGTTGTTTGTCTTCCGATAATTAAAGATTAGCAGGTTGGCAGTCATTCTGCAATGTGAACTACGCTACACGTCTGTGTGTCGTTGTCCCAGATGAACATATGTGCGTATCCGTGCAAGTAGCGCAGTTCATCTAGCGTATCGCCCTCGCTATCGGACTCCCAGTACCAATAGATACTGTTGTCAGCGGCATTAGTGCGACAACGCCACACGTAGCCTTCAATGTTCACATACACACCGCTAGGCTCATTCTCAGAGAACAGATCAAATAGTCCCACAAACTCATAGCCGCGCTCAGTAAACCACGGGTTGATTAGCGACAGGTCCCATCCTGTTTCGGGATTAACGTACCCGGCTAAGTGTTCCTGCATGGACTCTAGCGGGTAGTAACGGTCACTAATGACGCTCAGCAATTCTTCCCACATGTTAGAACCCCCTCATATAATCAATTCCGATAATGACACACAAACCACATATAAACGCGCTAAGCATACTTAAAAAACAAAGTATGTTAGTTTTCGCCATAATACCCGCATAAACAAACCAGATCATAGCCATAATACCCAGTAGGATAACCACCAACATTTTGTTACTCACTTTCTGTAAAGTAGATTACGTCTTCCAAGTAATTGACAGCGTTGTCCATTACGTAACTTTCCCATTCATCGTGATTATCAGGGTTCCCACCGTCTTCCAGATAATTATCCCACAATGCGTCTTCAATATCGCAATTATTGAACTTTCGTCCCTTGTAGTGCAAGATAGGGTCACTTTGGGAACCACACCACTCGAAACCAATATCGGGGATACCATACCAATTATGCAACATGCTAATTCTCACTTTCCACTAGGTTTGATTAGACAACTTTCGGTGTAAACGTCCAATACGTCGCAACCATCTAGCAGCCACGCGGCATTGTCGATATCGCCGTCCCATTCTTCAATAGGGACACATTTCCAACCCTCGCTAACGATAATATCGTCAACAACATAACCGAGTGCGTCTGCCACACATTCAGCCATTGCAGAGATACGGGCATTGGCAATCATTGCGCGCCTACGCGCCGGGTTACGCTCCATGTCATAGTTAGGTTCAAGGTATTCCCATTCATCGGGACGGCCCATTTTGTCCCACGCGAGGAACACATTAGCATCGTTGCACCAACCACCCGTGAGAGTGCACACTTCGTCCCAGATATCGCTACCGAAAACACTACCGTTGATAACGTCCGCTGCAAATTCAACAGTGAGTTCAGGGTAAATGAGGGCCTTTGCGAGCTTGTAAGCGTACTCATTGCACATGGTTCTACCTTTCGGTTTGTTGTTCGCTAACCACCTTGGTTAGCGTAGTTCCCTAGGCACGGATCGAACGTGCATTAAACCTACCATTAGGCTAGGGATACCCTTTCTAGGGGCTAGTATTCTTCCAGAATGAGAACACAGTCACCAGACACTAGCGCGTCATAAACAGGCCCTATCTTATCAATACGCCCTTCGATTGTCTTGGTAACCAGTGGTTCACCAAGTGTCGCCGCATCCTTGCGCAGTGCGTCAATATGGGCTTCAAGCGCGATACGGATAAAGTCCATCTGTTCCCAGGTCAGTTCCATTGTCACGCCTCAATTTCTGACATGACTACCGCATCCGACAGGCCGTCAAGGGCGGTCACCACCGCGTCAAGGGCGGCAAGCACGCTGGGATTATCGCCGTAGTCGGCTCCCATCTTTCGAAACGTAATCTTAGCGGCGGTAGCGGCCTTGATAACAGTCATGGTGTCCTTGTTGATTCGCATTTGAGTTGTCTCGCTTTCTGTTTGTTATTTGCTTAGGCTGTTTGCCTATGACTAAATAGTAGCTTGGTTGTGAGTTGCTGTCAAGTTGTCAGAGTGTGTTGTGCATCACGGGCACTAGCGTTGCGTTCGGCTCAATGCACGCAGAATACGCGCGCATACTCTCGAAAGTCTGCCAGTCAGGGCGCATGTTGTCCCGCCACATGCTGATAATCTTCCCAATGACACGTTTCTCATGGGGCGTGAGTGTCACATCCTTGTAAACGTAGACAGCGCCGCTGGGATTAAACTTGAAGATAATTTCGGTGGTATCCTCCCTAGCTACCCAGTAGCTAATCCAATTGCGCGCTAGGTCATTGTGATTCATCGTGAGATACAACTTAGAACCAAGTTGCACAGACTCGCCAATGATCTGGTTAGGATACACCGACAACAGGGCGTTGTTGATAGTCATTTTAGGCGACCTCCCTAACATTGATAAACTGCGCGCCGTTACCGTGAATAGTCTCATTGTCACACTCACGGTCGCACGCCTTATAAAGCGTATCCCAATCAATGCGGCGACCAACCATTGCCGATAGGAAACGGCGAACGTGTCGGCTAGTAGTAGTGGAATGGTGGAAAGCGTCACGATGGACAAACGTATCCCAGTCATCATTTTCGTTCTTGTTCACCATTGCAACGCGCGTTGTGTATGAGTACACGTCAAACCGACTATTGCAAATCGGGTGGTTATGGTTAGCCGCAATATTGAAGTTTCGCGCGACAGGGTAAAAACCACTCACCCGGTTGTGTAGCAAGTCCCATGCGGCGCTATCAATGTCATTCAGAATACCCATTGTCTTTGCCTTTCTGTGTTGGGTTGTTGGTCAGTACTGCCAACCGTCACGGTCGGTATCGGTCGCAAACTCTCGCAACGTTGCGCCGAACGGGTAGTAATCGCCCCACGCTTCCATATCGCGCGCGATACGTTCCATCTCACGGCGTTCACGTGCCCTAATGCGCTTGCTAAGGTCACGCCGGGCCTTAGTGTAGGGGGAGTGTTCGCGGCGAAACTCGCTAGGGTTCCAGCTAACCCCGCGCGCTTCCTTGACGTGCCAAGGGTCAGTCTTGAAAGTGTGTGCCATTGTCTTTGCCTTTCGGTTTGTGCAACACCTCGGTTGTGTCGCATCGTTCCCCCGGTTGGAATTGAACCAACCTTGACACTCACCATTAAGCGGGGGAAGTTGAAGACTTAATTAGTCTTCGTACGTGTAATTCACAATCTCGCGCGGGCCGGTGTAATAGGCGAACTTGTAAATGATGCGCTCGCTTCCATCGGGACTAGGGACAGTCACACTCACGGGTAGGTACCCGTGCATGGTGTAGGCATAACCGCGCCGCTCACCCGGGAACTGTGCGTCAAAAA